TTATTCCTGTCTTTTCTCCCATTTTAGGAATATTATAGTTTCTGAATTTTGCCCATGTGATAGCAAGACCCCATCTAGTAGATTTATCCCCATACTGTGTTCTATACACCTTATTCTCTTTCCAATCGATAAGAACACATTGTTTCTTATTCTTGAAAGAGTTAAACATTACTTGAACATCAGTGAATTCATTCTGACTCTCCGAAAAGTCTTTATTCATATCGTCTACCCATTTACAAAATCCTTCATAGGAAACAATATCAATGTCTTTAATAATTCTGTTCATTTCTTATTTCTTCCTTTCATGTTTATTGTTCTTAAAAGACCTAAAATCCATATATAGAACCAACATAAACTAAATGCAGCGAACACGAGGGATCTACTAAAAATTTCTTCCTTTTGAAATAGATACAGTGCTGATAAAAATATAATAAAGGTTATAATATTTATGATAATGGAACCTACTAATTTCAATATGAATTTCATATCAGTCCTCCTTATCAAGATAGCATTTATAATGCTCAGATCCATCCGCAATAAGTTTTACTTTTTTAATACCATTATGATTATTCAGATTAAACTTATCTATCACCCATGTTTTTAGATCATTTTGTGGAATATGAGGAGAATGAAATACCTTGGCAATTCCGTTACTGATTTCCACTCTTCCTCTGGGGTAATAATCAAACGGTTTTCCTTTTGTGAGTTTTTTATCCAATGTAGACCAAACTTTCTTATGATTATAATTATCAGATCCAGTCGAAGACATAGAAACAGGAATATGAAAATTTTCGTCATTGATATAACCTAAACTATCACAAGGAATCTGAAAATAAAGTTTAGATCCTTCTATATTATTTATGTCTGTTATCCAAAATATTCCACGGTACAACTGTTTATCTTCTGTAAGTAGCATTTATATCACCTCACAACTACTATTAAATATAGTATAACACAAACACAGTAAAATGTCAAGTAGTTTTTAGAAATAAGAAAATAAAAACTCCTACAATTAAAATGTAGGAGTTTTGTGTAAAATTCACAAGTTATAGTTCAATGCAAATATGTTTATCCCATAATCTCATTATCCAGATACTGTTTCATTTCACGAACAATTTTTCTGAGGTGTAGAATATCGGGTTTAGCACGTTCTCTAGCATATCTGGCATATCGCTGTCTAATTTCCGGATCAGCATTGTCCTCGGCCGTATTTTTATAATCAAGCTGTAACTGACGAAGTGTATCAAGGAACTGGTTCGTCATATTTCTAATATCTAGAATCTTATCAGGTTCATTTCTAAACTGTCTTAACATACTATTAAGAGTATCGTATGTTTCAAAACCATCTTCGAGAATAGAATCATACTGTTCAAGACCCATCTCACCAAGTATATCTTTATACTTTTTAAGACCCGTTTTTTCGTAACCAGATTTATCATAACCATATCTACCCATTTCAGCAGCAGAACGGTCACGGTCCATAGGTTTATTGGATCTTCTAGATTTACGAAGATCGACAACATCCGGACTCACTTCAAGATATCCAAAATCTGTTATCATATTAAGAAGATACTTTACAGGAACATCAGATGCGTATTTCTTATTTCTTCCACCGAAATCAATTTTAGGATTATTAACACGAGCTGCATAAACAAACTCGTCACCACGTTCATCTGTTCCACGCATAACAGCGACTTTATCCTCGGAATCCATAATCTGATTAAACTCTCTGGATGTTTTTGGAACAGGAAGCTCATGATATATAGTAGTATTTAAATCTAGATTACCTACATTACCAAACTGTGTTCTTGATGCCATTATAAGATCACCGGAAGGACCTGTTTTAGCATACCAACCTCTATTTTTCTTAATAGTATCTTTCAACCAACTAGGAATACTAGAATCTAAAGCCTCTTTAATTTGTAATTTCATAAATAACAACTCCTTAAAAATAATTCAGTATCTATCCTCATGTTAGGATTATTACACTATTTATTGTTATGTGTAGTTATTATTTTTTATAACTAGAGTTGTTATTATTTAAACATCTTTAGTTTCCGATTCTGTATTAATTTCTTCTCTCTTATACTGGATACCGTTCTCATAATAAGTATTCCAGTTCTCTTTTTCAAAGTAACTGTCAAAGTATATGGAAGTTCTTTTCAGGATTATAATGGTCGTCCAGTGCGTAGTAGGAACAAGAACTACCCAACCTTCACCGTACTGAACGGACAACTCTTTACAAACATCGTGAAGTTGCTTATCGTTAAGATCCCATTCGATAAATTCAATATCATTGAGGGTATCGTTTTTGGTAACATGACCACTACCGTTATCGGCGTTCTTAAAAAGAATATAGCTATAATTTACCAGATTATCTGTAATTTCCATTCCTTTACGCCAATGTGTTCTAGCGAGATCCTTTGGACCATAGCAACACGAGCACTGACCTTTTTTATAGGTATAATGTGCGAAATCAATATCACACTTTTCACGGAGTTCTTTGAGTTTGAGATCATTGTAAGTAGTCATTTTAATATCCTCCTTTCAATTAAGAAATAACACCACGTTTTTTCATGTCGTAATAGCACCATCTATTAACAGCGTTATCTTCCATTTCCTTGAACTTTTCCATCTGTTCGTCGAATTCCTTTTTGTACTCGTCGATCATGTTTCTCTGATTTGTGATGGACTTTCCAAACCAGTCATAACCGTTATTGAGGTCACTAAACATATTGGACATCATAGTGTCTAACATACTGGTTTTATCCTGAAACCACATTTCAAACCAATTAGTTCCTTCTGTGATTTTCATAATCAACCCTCCTCAAGCACCAACGGCTTCCTCTCACCCTTCCACACAAAGGTATGTCTTGCCGAATAACAATCGCTACCGTTCTGTTCCAGAGTAGTGGTAAAACACTTCCAGCATTTAAGTACTGTTTTAACAAGATAATCAAGTCTTGCATGATCGTGTTTCCAGTCTCCCCAGCTGATGTCCACATAAACAATATTCTGATTGTCTCTATTGGAATAAACTTCACCATAAAGATTGTTTTCTCTCATCAAATCGTGAACTGTTTTTTCCATATCCAGCATTGTTATATCCTCCTTTAAAAAATATCCACACAACTGTCCTGTCCTACTGGGTGAAATCTATTTACTACATTTCCTATTAATTTCACAGGTTTAAATGTTCCTGTATAATCAATATACTGTACTTTTCCTTTTTCTGTGATATAAACAGTTCCTTCCTGTGTGTTAGTTACAAGTTCTTTTCCAAATGGCATAACTCTTGTAATTTGAAAATCAACTTGTAAGGTGTTGTCCTTATAAGGAGTTACTTTGAACATCGAAACTTTGTAGTTTGTTGTATAACACATCTTGTGAACTTTCTTACATACATCTTTTATAACATTAAGTTGTTTGATTGTCATTCTGAAAACTCCTCTCTGCTATTTTTCGTGTGTTTTAACTGTTTTACTTACATATATAGTATAACATATTTATATCAAAATGTCAAGTGGTTTTTGAAATATAATAAAGAAAAATCCTCACAAATAAATGTGAGGATTTTGTATACATTGTATATGTTTAACCTAGATAAAATTAATCAATAACGATTCTTTTATTGATTAAGCCTATCAAATGCTTGTTTTAATTCAAGTGTCTCGGATAATTCAAAGTCTCTTGTAAATAGAGTCCCGAATGAAAATTTATATTTATGATTATAACCGTCTTTAGTTAAATCATTAGCAGATTTACTATCAGGAGGAAGAAAACCAAAACAATAAATCCATGGATAGATATAGTTGTCATCTCTATCTACTTTATCACTAAATAAAGATAAGTCAAAATCATCTTCATCATAATCATCTAACCCTATGGATTCTGTTCCAAATGAAAAATAGTCTACTCCCATTCCTCTATTATAGAAACCCATGTTTGCTTGTATAAATTGTTTCTGGTCTTCATACCAACCTGATCGAAATGCTTCTTTTATCATATCTATGTGGATATGGTCCCATGCACCACATATCATATACAAGTCTGCTTGGGCATCATAAAGTATCCGATATTCTTTAGGTTTATTAGCACATAGGTTTGCTATGTCACCTGCATAATCAGTTATAAGCATATCGGAACCTAATTTTTGCAGACGTTCTTGAATACGAAGTTTCATGATATCACTGTCCTTTTAACTGCTTTCGTAAGCATACAGAAACAAGATCCCAAACTTCACTTATCTTGTCTATAATTCTTACACCTAATTCTTCAGTAGCAAGAACATAACTATCATCATATTTCTTACTTTCATAGACATAGAATGTTTCGTCAGCTCTATATTGTTCATCTTCTGACATCATAGTAGCAAAGATGTCAATAGCATCTTTATCTGCACTATGCCATCTTACATCAAAAGTATCAATTCCGTAATTATCTTTTAAGAATTCCATATCTCTGTCATTAGGTGTCAGAGCTTTAAATAATCTATCTAAAGTCATATTACTAGGTCCAATAGCTCCTGGATATGCTTTTGTAGGTCCTTCTTGTAGACGACGAATAGATTCTTTCTTTTCATTTGTATATTTTAATTTAGCTCCACTATAATTACCGAGGTCTGTAATATAACATTCACCATCTAGACCAAGTTCCTTAATAACTTCATTACCTGCTTTTTCGATATCTTTATTATTAAGTCCTTTTCCATAGATTTCAAACATATTCAATGCACTGATGGTAATAACTGTTCCTTTACCTGTATTAGATGTTCTGAGAAGTTTAGGACTTACACCCATCTTCTCTGCCCATAGTTGTCTTGGATCATTTGTATTTGTTGATTCTTTAATTCTTAATTTCATAGCGAACTATCCTTTCAACTTCTATTATTTAGTATTAAATTCTTAATAAGTTACCAACCGAACTCATCTTTAATATCTTCTTCTGCTTCAGGATATATATCAATAATTGTTTCTAGAACTTTTTGCCCTATTCTCTTTTTAATATTATCATTATAAACTCCTACGTCATTTATGTAGTAGTCTGTCAATTCATCTTCTAGGTTATTAAAATCTTCAAACCAATCACCAGAGAATTCGAAATCATTAACAATTTTTCTAGCTTTTTCAGCACCTATTAGATCAGACGATTCTTTTAAGGACTCTTTTTGTAGTCTCTTGTTTTCTTTATCCAAAAGTTTACCAAGTTGCTCAAGCATTCCCATAATAACATCATGTTGCTGTTTATCGGTAAACTCATCCCACGATTTTCCGAAGAACTCCTTTGCAATAGCTTCTGCTTTTTTAACTAATGTTTTTGACTCTTCACTCCAGTTATCCGGAAGTTCTACTTTTTCAGAGATATACCTCGGTCTAATAGATTCTCCAAGACTGGTAGCTTTCATCGCACGAATAAGAGTATTAAGAGCATCCCAAACATGATCATGAAGATCTTGTGCATTATTCTTAACATGAGCATTAAACTTTTCAGGTTCTACAGATTTGAAAGCATTCCACTTTCTATTAAAGTCTTTGATCAACTTATCTGTTTCATCGATATATGATAAACGATAGTACATATCACTATTATCATCTTCTCTTAATTTTAACTTCTCTACCATAATAAAAACAACTCCTTATCGTCCTAAATTAGATAATGCAACAGAAAGAAACATATTTTTGATTTCTTCTTCTGTAGCATCATAATCTGTGTAAACACCTAAACTATAATTGCCTGCTTGATTACTGGAGATAACTTCAAATTTCATAAATGTTTTACCGTCCATCACTTTTTTAATATTATCAATACTACGTTTAGTAAAATAGCCAAGGTCGTCAAACCAAACTTCTTTACCTTGTTTAGATTCTTTTATAAGTTTGACCATAAATAAAACATCCTTTCATTTCACTCTTCAATATCGGATAATTGTTTGAATTCATTATACAGTCTGTAAACAGCAGCATGAATATCGGATACCATTTCTATATAATGTTGTGCTTCGTTGTAATCGCCAAATCTGTTTTCAAGTTGATAATCTTCTTCTGTACTATCTATCATATATTTTACATCAAGTAAAAAATAGTTTAGGTCGTATTCAAAGTTTTCAAGTACCTCTGTTACATCCGGAAACTTTTGTTTAGCTTCGTTTACTTGTTTTACCATAATCCATAGTCACCCCTTAAATTAAACAAACTACTAATTTTATAGTATTCAGGATTATAATTTGTTTAACTGTTTGAGGATATATATTTTATTTAAAATTAGGTTCACTTATTCAACATCAATAAGTGAACCTATTTCTTTAATCTTTCCAGTATGTTTTCAACAATTCCTTATATTTAAGTTCTGCCAATTTTTTAAGGTTTTCAGGAGTAGGAAGAATCTTAAAATCCTTATTGTCGTCATTAGTAAAGTACCAATAAACTGTTTCAATCTTACCGTTTCTATGAATACAAAGAGTAGGTTGATTATAGGTTGTTCCAAACCTAGAGGCATATTCTACGATGTTACCTACTGAATGAAGAACATATCCAGTCTCATTGTAAATTCTTTCGTCGAGTTCCGTCAGTTCATAAGAACTATTACGAATGTTGAAAACATCTTCTTTTGTGTACATACCATTAACTCCTTTCAGGCAAGCATTTCATATCTGTTAGAGACCTTAACAAAGTTTTCAAAAGGTTCCCACTTAAACCAGTCAGCAATACGATTATTTTCATTGTAGTTACCAGCTTCGAACTGTTCCTTAATGTTTTTGATTTCCTCGTCGGAAAGATCGAAGTCGCACATAATGGAATCATCCTCATCTCTACTGTAATCCCGAATAACCACATATTTCTGAACATTGTCTTCAAACACATAAAGGTGAAGTACTCTTGTCTTTTCCATAATATCCTCCTTTTTGTTTTTGCCCATTTAACTTACTATATATAGTATAACATATTTATAATAATTTGTCAAGTAGTTTCCTAAAATTTGGATAATAAAAATCACACAAATATATCCTTGTTAGATATGGATATATTTGTGTGATATTACTAAATAAAGTATAACTTGCTAATAAAAATATTTTCTTACCAGAATTTACCGTTCTTATAGAAGTCGACATCAAGCAGTTCTTCCGGATGACATCTTTCTAAAGCGTCTATAACATTCTGTAAGAACTTATTAACTCTGGCGATACAGTTGGCATTAGATAGAATTCGTCTGTCCTGATAATTAGGATCGAAGTTCTCGGCATCCTCAATTGCTACTGGAACAAAGGAATTCACTGCTTCTTCTAACTTGGTTGAAAGATCAACTACACTATCTACGAGATCTTTTGTTTGTGTTTGACGATCTGTAATAAGTTTAATTGTTACTTCGGACATTGGACGATAATCGGATTCTCTCAATCTCTTAATCATAAGTAAAACATCCTTTCCAATGTGTATAATCAAAAATAATATAGTTTACCCTTATAAATAAGGTTTTACATTATTTAATGTAGGTCACTGTTTTTTTTGATATTTTATTTTTTTATTTTATAAAACTTTATTTTACATAAACATCAATCAAACCGTTTTCATAACGATAAGCCTTTTCAATGAAAAAATAATGGATTTCATCACGAAGGTTTTTGATGTTATCATCCATAAATTTTTTGGCATCTGGTCTTGTCTTGAAGATCTTAATATATTTAGGATGAATATAAGTATAAAGAGTAGGTATATCATCATAAGAATTCACATAATAAGTTTCTCCATCGAATGTCCGGATGGTAATGATAAATCCAATAAAATCTTTCATGTTGTAACTCTCCTCCCTTTCATGAGTGAACCTAATTTGTTTACTCAAAACGATACGAATATAAACCTTTGATATCGTCTCTTCTACAGTTAATAGTAATATTTTGGTATTCCCAGAGTTTCTTCTTAAAGAACTTCCGCAACAAATCATATTCTTTGGAGTTCTGTTCGTCTTCGTCATAAATTTTTTTGAAGTGAATAATCATCTCATATCTAGGATAACAAATCCAACCGCCCTTATTATTATCACGGAACTCCACTTTATCAACAAAGTCATATTTTTCCATCAAATTTACTTTATACTTATGCCGGATGACCGGAAGTAAATCTTCGTATTTCTTTTTTACAGTCTGTTTATAGTACGAGCACTTATCCTTAATGTAGGAGACATAGTAATTGTTCTGTGAATAAGCTTCATCGTTTGCATTCTGTTCATATGCAACGATTGGATTCTTTTTGATATGACGCAGTATCTCCAGGATCTCAAAAAACTGTACCTTTGGATCACAGTTCAGTTCTCCTTTGATATCTTTCTTTGCATATTCAACACAGAAAAAGCTCCTGGAGGGTTTGAATTTATCGATGTAATCTTCGTGTTGTGTAAAGAACTGTAAAGCCATATCACCTTGGTTCAACCACATTCCGAATTTCCATCCTCGAAGTCCTCGGATCTTGAAATGAACCACTGAGTTTTCTCCCATTTCGAATATGAAATAGGCATTACCGTACTGAACATCATACGGAATAAACCCAGACTTCATAATTGATCTGAACGTACAGTTTATGATTTTTCTATTAGTCATTATTCACAACCTCCATATATCTTCTTCGTGCCTCCATGTTCACAACTTCAATGAATGCAGATTTAGTATCTCTATAGAACGCAATATCATTCGAATAGGGTTTGAAACCAACGATATTGTCTTCCTCATTAAATTCACAATAGAGTCTGTCAAAATAATCTGCTATAGCACTCCACATCTCACTGAGTTCCTCTGTTTCAAGTTCTTCCAGAATAAGTGAATCTGTAACAAGCTTAATGTGCTCTGCTTTTATAAAGCCGGGGTTAATATCTTTACGATGTTTTTCATATCTCTTAAATGTAAGGTGAACAATACCCAGTAAATCTTTCCTAGTCAGCATATTCGTTACCTCCATTATTTCGTTTGTCTTGTGTGTTTTACTTACATATATAGTATAACATATTTATATTGATTTGTCAAGTAGTTTCTAGAAATTTCATAACAAAAAGTTCTACAAATCTATGCAGAACTTTTTGTATATATTGTATAAACTATTTTTTAATCCCCATAAAAGAAATCTTGCCAATCGATTTCAATATCATGGTCGCCCACAATATCATATTTCTTGACAGTATCCTCTCCAATGATTTTAACAGTTATACTGTCGTAAAGACATTTCCCTACATCATCAATCAAACGATTTACAATAGACTGAATATTTCCTAAATAGTGATAAATCTCGTCAGATTCAAAATCAACTGTAAATTTAAAGAATGTTTCATCATCATGAGGTGAAAATTCACAATTGAACTTTTTACCGAACCAATCGGAGATATAGTTTGCGATAGTTCCAATAATAGAAGGAACTTCATAATTCATAATTCCATAGATCGCGAATGTTTTCATTTTATTCATCCTTTCTTAAAAGTTACCGTTGATAAGACTAGTATAGACAAAATTCGTGGCACATCGTGCTTGTAGTCTGTACCTTCCCATCCTATAAAGGACTTCTTCCTCTAGGATATCCATTAGTTCTTTTGCCATTCTATTTGCATCTTCTTTCATTGCTGTCATGGATGCTTGACAGACAATCTTATAATCAAGTTGGATATCCCAATCAAGTTTGGATTTAATATCTCCTTCTTTGTACTTTTTATACAGTGAACGGATACAATCCGAATAAATATCCATATCAAACATATTTAATTCAACCCTCCTTGTAAGGGTAATTATGTACGAAACATTTTACGAGTTTACCAATCTTTTAATTTATGCTACTTCAATTCATCCTCTGTAACGATGTAATAAGTCTTAGCTAATTTCTTAGCTATTTCATTCAGGCGTTCCTTGATAAGTTTCGCTGTAGCTTCGGAAGCATTCTTTCCATCTTCATAAAGATCAACATATTCTTTGACAAGAAGATATATTTCAATATGTCTAGTTACATGATTATCTACTGGAAGTTTTTCTATTGGGAAATGACGAGTATCATAGTTATGGTAAAACCCATTACTTTTAAGATTATTAAAAACATATCCTTCAAAACCTTTTGCCATAATATCCTCCTTATAAATTCTTCTTCAACTTATCCATTTCAGGCTTAATCTGATCTGCCTGTTCTCTAAACTTTTCTTTCCGTGTCATAGTGTAACCATCTAAACAGAAATCAAGATCAATTGATAAGCGTTTGAGTTTCTTTCTTATCTTTTCCTGTTTTTTAAGAGTTTCTTCCCATTGTTCTGGGGTCATGCCCGTAGGCATTTTTTAAAAAATCTTTAATTGTCATTTTATATCCCTCACTTTCACTCGCAGAGGTTTTAACAACAGCATTAAATGTCTCATGCCAAATATCTCTTCCAGAATTAAGATATGCATCTGCAAGTACATCCTCGACTGTTCTATTATCTCTATCGGCGAGATCCTTTGCTAAAACCTCACACATGGCTGTTAAGGTTTTCATGTAAGAATTTCTTTCCATATCATTCAGGAATACTGTCTCATCATTAAACTGTAACATAGTAACCTCCTTACAATGTATCTTTACATTTCATCAATAAACTTTTTAGCAAGTCTTTTGTGTGCTTCAAAAGAAATGTCTACAACTTTCTTGTAACAATCAGAATTTTGATATCTGTCAGTTTTCTTCAAATTATTAAGACGTTCGATTGTTTCTAAACACTCGTCAAGATTTGTTTCTCTACACACCATAATCACCACTCCTCCTTAAAATTCAACACCGTAAAATTTACCGATAGCTTCCCAAGTAACATAAATGTGCTCAAGCTCAAGCAGTTCTTTGAACTCCTCAAAATCGGAATCTGTAATGGTCATATTATGATCAACTTTGTACCCAAGTGTAGCGTCATTGATCTTTTTGAAAATGGGTTTAAGGTAGTTGTATCTACCCTCAATAACTTGTTTTTGAATATTCGTGATTTTAATCATTACTTTTGCTTTCATGATATACCTCCTCTAGTTGTCACACATCTTTCTTACTATATATAGTATAACATATTTATGTAAAAAAGTCAATACTTTTTGACGAAATAGGCATAAAAAATATTCACAAATATATAACAATAAAATAGTCATATATTTGTGAATGATTACTAACCTTTAGATTCTATTAAATGACTCATTAGTCATCAATGACTGGTTCAAACTTATTTTTTTTACATTTCATCTGTTAGTTTAATATAATCCCAGGTATGCCAATCTGCTTGTCCAGCAGCGTACCAATTAGCTTCACACCTTTTAAGGTTCTCCTTTGCAAGGTTCAGATTATATTCGGCTCTCATTAGTTGCAATTTAAGGGCACGATACATCGAAAGTTCATAACTATTACTTTCAATGATATGTTTAATTTTAGAACATATTTCATCACGTTTTTCTTCCCAGGTTTCTGTGATATCTTCACTTAAATAATTATTATCGATTGTAAAATCAAGTTTTAGATATTCATCATAAAGTTCTTTTTCTTTACGCGTCATTTCAAATTTATGACTAGAAATAGTTGATTTACCCATGTTATCTTCCTTTCACACTGGTTCGGAACATTGCTTTTCATAATTTTCAAATTCTTCTTCTATTTCTTCTTCTGATCTAGCATAGCAAGGTATGTAACTTTCCAAAAACCGATCCCAAGGATTTACATAATTATTTATTGTATCGACGGCATCATTAAATGCTTGGGTAGTTGTCATACAACTACAACCTTCAAGAAGATTTACATACTCTTTAACGAATTCTTCCTCGGTTAGATTTATTTTAATAGGCGAACAACTAACTGTTGAAAATAGCATCAAAAGATTATTAGGCTGTCTTATAGCAATAAGAGCCATTTAATCACTTCCTTTCATTATACAGGGTTATCTTCCTTCGATACCGGAAAATAACCTTCTAATTTATATTTTGGTTCGTATTTTTCTCTCGTGTATCCCTCACCCTGGCAGATATCACATTCCACATTTTTAAAACCAGGTTCGTAGACACCACAACTATCCGGAAGACCCTCCGGATAAGCATTATATTCTACAACCGTATATCCTAAACCGTTACATTTTGGACATTCATATATTCTACCATCTGCAACAATTTTCAATATATCAGATAATGTTGCTTTGTCACCGTAATCGTTTATCAGTCTTATCACATCACAGGTTTTTAACATAGTTTCAATTCTCCTTTACTAGTTATTCTTTTATGAAACCACTTTTTAATTAGTGAGTTTCATTTGTTTCCTTCTAATACGATATTAATCCTTATAGATGTGGCTTGTGAATCTGCAAACAACCGTTTGCATATACATTCTCAACTTGATCAGAATTTGCAACAACAAGTCCTCGGTTAAGTTTCTCACCTTCATAGTGGAAGTTGTCGATGAAGTAGAGATACAACTTACTGGGAATCGTTTCTCCGTTCTGAAGTATTGCCTCACAATCATAGATCCCCTCCTCACGGGGGAAGGGATCTATCCAACAGAGATCAAAGCCATTCTTATCCGCAAGAATTCCATGAAGATATACGAATGGCGTGATATTGGTTGTAACGAATCCTGGATTATTGTCTGGGTGATCCGCTTGAGACAACCCATAGACTTTAATCATACAACAACACTCCTTATCATCATATCCATGTGAATGTCTCATCATCATCTAACATGGCTATCGATCTCGCAATACAAGCTGACGTGACGAAGATTGCAAACACGATTAGCAACGCCAGAGCAAATGTCATTTCATCGGATTCTGCCGAGCATGCCCAATACCACAAAAGAGGATGGACGATTAGTGATACAACAATCGTGATTATTAGCGGAATTAAACCGCTTCTAATCCGGAGATTATGCCATCCGATATATTCTTCACCTTCACAACCGCAAGCATCACATTGATACTCCTCATAATGTCTATCCCACTTGATGCTGTTAAGTATCATCCGTGTATGTATGGTTGTTCCTGTACGATGCATTGCGAATTGACATTCTGGACACAGATGAACTTGTGTGTCATCTGTGTCCATATATGTGATCCCATGTTTTGTCACTTTCATGACAATCCCTCCAATAGTACAATCTTGGAAACAACGTTCGCAAGGAATGACTTGTAAGTGCAATTTGTATTCTTTAATGTGTCAAAATATACCTTTGATTCATCAGAACCTGATCTCAACTGAATCAATGGGCGTGAGAATGTCCCGGAACCAGATGATTTATGATCAATCATCCGTACATATACATCTTGAGTTGCGGTATAAAATTTAATCTCGATTCCGGGAAGATTATCGTCAATTTTGTGGAGTCCGAATATGACAGTGAAGCAGTCATCATAGTCAAGTGTAACATACTCCATGAAATGTTTCTCGAATTCATATGCAGCAGTCTTGAACCGAGACTCTGCGAGAGTACACCACACGGAAGAATATATCGACCTGTATACATCTTTATGCCAATCAATTTTAAGTTGGTTGAGAATCTGATCCGTCAGATAATCTTTTGTCGTGTACATCAGACTTCCTGACTCAACGAATTTCTTGAGCTTCTTATCAACTAAAGAATTGATATGCGCTTCCATGTCGAGAATTGTATTGGGTTTGTTGTTCTTGTTGATGTTCTCATTACTGATGACATTATCCGGGTCAATAGCATATGCTGTCATTCCGTCATCAGTAAAGAAGCATGGTCCACAGTGTTTCAATTCTGTATATTGCGTGCATTTTGCTGTCGTATATGCTCTGAGTTTATCCATACCGAGTCTATCTTTCAATACCTCAGCAAGACACGCAATAAGGTACTTGTTTAACACATCATCAATTCCATTTTGTTCATATTGCACGATATAAACACAAGTGGATTTATCAGCCAATCCAAGATCGTCGATTGTGATAATGTGTTCCTTTCCCAGAGATATCATAATAGTCTTCATGTATGGTGTATATGAAACCTCGAGCTTTAAAGATTTTGATGAAATGTTATTAGATTTTATAGCGTCAACCGAATATACCTGATGCGGTTTGTCACGTCTTATGTTGCCTACTTCTCTTATATTCCGGAGCCAGTCAACAACAACCTGAAATACTTCGTCACAACCAATCGTCTTGTCTTCCTTGAGTCTATTAATAGCACCGATTTCTTCTTTGACAAAGTGATTACCACTATCAGTCGTTACAACATATTCGAGCTCTCTGGCGATGCGTTTGGCGATACTCACGCATTCTTTCATTGTGATGATGTTGCCCGTGAGCTTCCCAAGGTGTTCACCATCAAGTTTGACTTCATGCCGGAATGGATAAATCCGGATTGGCGTGCAGCACGATTCGCCGAAATTAAACCGAACCCAGACATCGTTACTGTGAACGCATTCCTTGTAGAAGTGCCGGAGAACATCAACACTGAGAGCATTCCACATATATGGCGCTTTCTTAATCACAAATTGTGTGTAGTCATTTCTTGGAATCACGTCACGCTGAACAAATTCCCCGGCACGCGTATCCATCAACTCATTCGTGTATGCATTGATTATGGCAACAACATGTTCGAATGCCTGTCTGTTTTCCAGTTCCGTAAGTTCAACAGCATAATCACAGAACTTTTGAATGTTGCTCTTTATCGTTGTGAATATGAAGGAATTAATTTCATCACCATAGATACGGTAATTTCTGGCACCATCAATTGCAATATTTGCGTCCTTGTCGGAAACTGCTGAATGGAACACAAAATTGTATTCCGGACAATCATCCGCTGGATTGATAATTCTCAACCAATAATCTATATTATGATGATTATCGGGGTTAACAAAATTGATATCGCGGCGGACCAGATCATCTTCTTTCATGATATATGGACTGTGTTCCCATTCTTCATCACGGAATATCTCCGTTAGAATCTTAAAGATTCTGCTTCGGTCCATCGGAATCATAAATATTCATCCTCGCTTTCATCAATAACGTCGACAGCATCGGTCATGTCATCGTCGTCTTCTTCTGTTTTCGGAATAACCGTCAGATTGAATTTTTCAACTTGTTTAACGGTATCAATGAACAGTTTGTGAAATTCCTCATCCGATATTTCTTCACAGTATTCATCGAGGAACCGTATGAATCTCTCATACGACGATGTTGCATCTCTGTAGAAAGTCGGAGGTACTGACACAGAATACTCGTGATAATCAATATGTTTCGTTCCTGTTAGCGGTTGACCAACAGTCAGTGATAAAACTGGAACATGTTCCAGTAGAATCATATCATTCTCGTTGACATATCCAATTATCATGAATGCGATACTTCCCCGCATAAACCTACACAATTTGTCCGGTTTCATCCGATAATATTTACCACGAAGATCGTTGATATAACGTTTGTGAAAACTCTCCAGTGTCTTTATACATGAGAGCTCCTTCTTGTGAAGTGGATCAAATATCTGCTCAGAAACCTCTTTCATCTTTTCGCGCTCGATCTTTTCAATAGAGTCGATCTCTTCCTGCAAATGCTTAAGCATTTCAATAGGTGTCATCATTATTCCTCCTTCATGTTCGTTCATTATTGTTACCTCCTCATTATTTAATCATCTATCAGCGAAATGAACGCAATAACTATAATCCATATAGAACCGAGAGTTCCACAAACCGTTGCCAGGACAGACTCCCAATTATTTAATATACTTCGTCCTTTTTCATCAATAGTCACATCCCAGAATTGTGTAAATATAACCGTGAGAATTATGAGTATGATCGGTCCACCCCAAATTTTCAGAAATTGTGGCCATGAAAAATGGAGTTTCGATGTCGATGCCCCGAATACCGCTCCACATGATTTGCATGTATAGCCTTCTCCTCTGCCATGTCTTTTTATTACACCGAGCGTGTGTTTGATTTCATGTGGGCCGGTGTAAATCGGGTCAAGTCCATCAAATTTAATATTTTCACTGGCGCAGTACGGGCACAGATATACGAGCCGTTCCGAATACTCTTCTTTATTCGTCTTCGGTGGTTGGATTATTCGGATCTTCACCTTATTGCTCATAATCAGTTACCTCCTTCCTACTCAACTTGATATATTTTGTTATGTATGGTTTGAACACATATCGGCAGGTGCCGTATAATCATACTTTGACACATCCGATATACTACCAACGTGTGGTGCATATGCCGATCCAAGAATTAGCTTCCCAATCGGAATATCCATAATCTCGTCAAGATTGTGGTCATTGGTTACATCAATATTTTTTGTCACTTTCATATCAAACGGATTGTCAATCCGAGTGGCATGAATATTAATGGTTATCTGAAAACTTTTCATTACGAGTCCTCCTCAATCAGTCATAACCTCTTTCAGTTTTTTGTTTGCTTCTTCATGAACTCGACGTCGTTGTTCGGCAAACCATTCGTCTTCAGAAACTTCGACAATATATTCTGGTAGTTTTAATCCATCGTCTCTGAAATTCTGAGGCGATATACTGATCAAACCTTTTCTCGGCATTCCATCAGATCCCATTATTTTAGCCGGAACACACCTTTCATCAAATGTGCATCCATTAATCATCATCCAATGCTCTTGTGGAACATCAGTGATAATGAACCAATCCGTATGGTTTTCTGTCTTACGAAAATATCTTCCAATGTAAGGTCGGAACAATTCCTGTACCAGTTTATAAAGGTTTATATTTATATCACTAATCTGACGCTGTAAATTATCGATGTCTTCTTGCAACTTATTTTTTGACTTAATAAGATCCCGAATATTCTTAAACTCCTCATTAGACATTGTCAGTACCTCCTTCATTATTTATTGCTTTTGTAACATTACAGATCTTGTCACTGTCCACAGTGTCTCCATGTCATAGTCGTTCTCTTCATATCTGCAAATCAATGTATATCTGTCGTGCCAGTCGTCTTTTCCTTTGTATATTCACATTGCTGGGCTGTCAGATCCACAAAACAGACGGTTACGCAATTTTAGTTCAGTCATTTTCAGCACCTCCGTCCTCGCATCCTTTTCCGTGCGATTTGCAGCCTTTTACATCATCCCAGTCAGGACAGTTATCGCACTGATTGAAGTCATCCGTGAACCATGATTCATTCTGCATTGTTATCCCTTCTTTTGTCGTCAACATTCGTGTTAGTTGCATCCATTCGTGAGCCACAGTCAGGACAAAACGTCGTCAGAGTATCTTCTTCGCCGTTGTGTTCGTGACCACAGTTCGAACACTCCCATTTGTCCCACACAGGGACACCATTGGCATAACTGTCATACTCTGTCTGAACCCACCGACCGTGCAGCAATTCCGACTCAATAGTTGCATCGTGATTCAACCATTCTTCAAAAACTGCTATTTCTTCATCCGTAAGGCTTCTTACAGAATCATTCTTAATCATAGACACTTCCGGCTAGATTATGTGCTGTTTCAATGCTTCTGGAGTATCTACGGCGTTTCTACACAAAGTGAGAAAATCTTCTTTGATTTGTCCCTTGTAACGCTCTGCTATATCAGGAAGTTCATGCGTGTATGCTGGACGCCCAATAAATTTCGACAGATAGCGGTATAAATAACCGAGGTCGTCACCTCGCAGCATTGATATACCTGTGTATGCCGAAATGATAGCACATTCATCCTTGGTCATTATCAGCACCTTCCTCTCTCATGTCCGCACCACAGAACGGGCAGTAATCAGAAAGGATTTCTTTTCCTTCTTCATTTAAGTATGTTTTATTCTTGCATTCTGAACAGTAATGATATGCGGTCGGATTCCCGTGTGCCATCCACACCTCTTCATCGCCGTCGCATGCATCAAACGCAGAAACAGCAATCCACCTCCCGCGCCGAACGGGTTTGGCTTCGATTTCAGGCATCAATGCGGCTGCAAATCCTACTGTGAGATTGCACTGATTGTATAGATATTCGTCTATAATCTTTGCCATATCGGATTCAGCAAGCGCATTCGCGTCAATCAATCTTACTTCTGCCATATTTATTACCTCACAATTCAGATTTTACACTATATTGGGCAATTATTTTTTTAGCTTCGTCGTATTCCTCACGACTTACAATGTATGGAACATACCCAAAACCACCTTCATTATTAATGTCGTTATACTCTTTCATTCTGCGTCGTGCTTCTTCCCTTGTTGGGATGTCTTTCTGTGCTTCAGCTTTTACTATTGTTTCATTAGCTGCTTTGATTTTCTTTTCGATTTCTTCTGCTTGCTTTAATGTTCTAATTTCTTCGGCTTCCGGATCGCTACCCTCTTCAAGAACAGTCTTAAGGAAAGCTTCAATCTCTGTTGCACGTTCATCTGTAAACGCAATCTGTTTAATACCCCAGATCTTTTTGATTCCAGACTTTACATCAATAATACGCCAGAAGTTTACATCCCGACAACTGTCAAACTTCTTACTGTCGATATAGGCAGTAAGCATTGCACGTTTGATAATTTCACGTTCACCGGTATTACAAATGTCCCCATCAAGGTTGACGATCTTATCCTGCACGAACTCTTTATATTCTGCCTCCAATGTTACTGTCCTACCATCTGTAAGTTTCCATTCGTAACGCTTCATAATATTTACCTCCATTATGAATCATATAACGACATTATTTACTATAATGTCCTACTTCACAATCCTTGAAGAAACGAAATAGAATTTTCAGAAATTCCAGGCATCACATATTCCTTTTTATAATTTCTTGCCAGAATTTCAATATCTGGATCGTTATCCTCAGAATAGAGAACCTTTCTAATAACATATCTTTTGATATTATACTCTTTGGCAAATTGTTCGGCTTCTTCTTTAGAAGTAAAACAGGTAGGTGTACCCAAAGAAGGATTTACACTAATCATTTTCTGAACTTTAAGAAAATCACTGTAGGAGGACCATGTGAGACCCATAAAGTTATCGACTGTGCTATTAGCATCCCAGGACAACAGGTAAAGTCTGGATTTAGAAAAATCATTACTCAAAACATATTTAATGGTAGTACACATAGTCATGCCCTCCTATTTAGTTTGTGTTCTTCTTAATATCCTTATATTTAAAAACTCGTGTTCCACAAGCTGGACAAAACTTTACAAAAATATTTTCAACAAGCTCACGACACCAATTTGCGCCACAATATGGACATCTTACAAACTCAGCAGAAAATGATTCTTCCCAGATTCTTACATCTTTATTATCAGTGTTCTTCATATGAATATCTCCTCTCTTAACCCAATTCGACCCAGATTCCTTTTTTCTCCTCTTCACCGAAAATATCATTATTTCGACGAAGCATACCCGTATAAATGGTTTTCCAACCCATAAGGTTACATAGGTGTAAGAAATCAATTGTAATTGTGGTTTTACCGGTGTAGCAGAATTTCTTAACTCCAGAAGTGTTAAGAGTTATAAGAAACTGTTTTGTGTCGTCCTCATTATAAGGTGGATCCGAAACTTCAAATTCTTCGGCACCCAGTCGAATGGACTCCTTATAATTTTTCACAGCGACATATTCACCTACATGGGATTTGATATATTTTCTGTCATCGAGTTTCTTATCCAGTTCTTCCAGATATTCAATATTTTTCATTTTATAACCCTCCTATAGTACATATTTTGTAACTGTTCCATTTACTATATATAGTATAACATATTTTAATGAAAATGTCAAGTGATTCCTAGAAAAAAGATAATAAAATATCTCACAATGTTTACCGTAAAACATTATGAGATTTTTGTATATATTGTATAGCACTATCTTTATAGTTTTATTTGGGTTCCTTACAATTAGTTTCTTTTGATTCCTTATAAATTTCTTCACATCTATCCTTAATATAAGTCAGGGCACTGTCAATGTTAAAGTTATTAATTTTCTGAAATGGATTATAACATACGATCAGAAGACTTCCAGAATCATCTCTTTGTAAAGTGTACTTATAGGATTCTGTTATGTTCAAGTCTGTTAGTCTATGATAAATGTATACCACGACCGAATCGAGAACTTTTCCGTCCGAATCTTCTCCCTTTTTGATTGAGGACTTTAACCAAATATGTTTTCCCCATCTTTTGCCATTAGCATCGTGTTCGAGTCTTTTTAAGTCTTTGAATAACAAATCAAGATCTGTATTTTCATCCTGTGATGTTTTCTTTATAAGATCCTGGTATGTTTCTCTTGGAACAATAACATGAGTTTCTTTTAATCTTTCAACATATTCTACAAGATCATCATATTTGTGTTTAAGTGTTTTTACCTCATCAATAGTTGTGGACCAACACCATACTTTTTCAATTCCAATAGCTTTACAGATATCCATTCTATATTGTTCCATAGTATTCATTAATGAATGTGTTTCTTTCGGGGCATAAAAGATTCCATATTCTTCTCGAAGAATAGTGATAAGTTCATCAATCTTCTGAGGAGATACTAAAGACTCAATGGGATGCTCAGCATCATAGTAAAAATCTAACATTTCTAGAATTTCTTCACATCTTTTATCTTTTTCCTTATAGTTTCTCATATATTTATCCTCCTTTATTTTCTAATTAAGGGTTTGTAATTAACTTTCGACAAAATCATATTCTACAATAGTGAAATTATATTGTGGTTTATAACATTCACCTATGCAACTTATATCATAATCTGGACAAGCCATACAGGAGGAATACCTTACGTTAAGACAAAAATCATCTTTACTCGTTATGTCATAAACATTCATGTTCTTCTGGATAGAAACTATATTGGCAAGCTCTTTAATCTTTTGAATTGCTAATTCTTTAGTTGCAAAGATACCCTCATCGAATAAAATTTTCTCGTGATCCGTTCTTTCTAAAACTTCCATCTTAATAACATAACATTTCTTCATTTATGTATCCCCCTTAATTCTCGTATCCAAAAATAACAAGCCTTTCCTTCTTTTCTCGAACACCCTTATCATTCGTAAGGATAATATCTTCGACACTGACATCCATATCATCATCAACCCGTCCCAGGACGCCACCTTCAAGAAGTGTAGAAACACTGACAGCCACTTCCATATTCGGGTCAATGTTGTTTAGGATATGGATCAATTCTTTTACTGTCATTTTATTCTCCTCCTATATCATTCCCAAACAACTTTCTTTGTCGCACAATTTTCGTAGAATTCAGGAAAGGAAACAGTTTCATCATACTCAACATTTCCAAGATCAAATTTACAGCCACAGACAGGACACTCACATTTTGTGAACTCATTAATTTCGGATTCATTGGAAATCCATGTTTTTACAGTGACATCTGCCTGATGAAACCATTTATTGCAATCAGGACACTGAATTGCCAAATGTCTTACAGGACAAGATTCAAATTCTACTTTAAGTTGTACTTTCTTAGACATAATTTTATCCTCCTTATATGTAAGTTATTTTTTATTCATCAAAGACGGTGATTTGAAATGTCATAAGTTGATCGGCATATGTGTGACCGTCTTTAACCCATTTATAAGCATCTTGTTCGGTACTATTAATGTAATTATTCTTTCCATCAACACTCTGAAAATAATTATCAGTTAAAGATTCTTTCATGATAACTTTTGCAAGACTTATAGCACTATCTATATTTGTATAAGCACCACGAATTCTTTTAATATTCCAACTTTCAGTCTCATATTCTGAAACAACATAAATTCTTGCCATGATATATCACCCTTCTAATTATTTTCATATCCATCATTAAGACTGTAACTTTTCTAGTGACTATGACTTCTTAAGAACAATGTGCCAGACCAATTCTTCATTAGCCTTATTTTCAAGTACCTCAAAGTCATCATAACGATGATCAAACTTAAATTTAGCAACATAGTTTTTGTCGTAGGTAAATATATCCCCTTCAAAACGAATATATACAAAAGTATAAGGTGTAAGATTTTTAATAAATTCCTTGAATGTCATATTATTAGACCTCCAAAATAATTTTTTAATTACTATCGAGTTCTTAAAAATAACACCGTATAAGACTTTAAACATCTCTATACATATTAACACAACAATATTTCTCATTGAAACCACGAATAGAAAATGTAGAATAGTCCATTTCCGTTACTCGAACAAACTCTGTAGGATTTTCATCATTTGTAGAGGAAACAAGGGTATAATCGTCAAACTCTTCCGGGATTTTGTTAATGAATTCTTTAAGCTCTTTAATAGTCATAATCATTACCTCATATAATCAGTCAGTACACGGTTTATCTTACATAATAGTATAACATATTTATATGAAAAAGTCAAGAGGTTTCCGGAAAAAGATAATAGAAAAATCTCACAATGTTTATAATAAAACATTATGAGATTTTAGTTATTTTGTATATGACTGGGAATTCTTATTGTAAAATTTTTCTAGTCCTATATGTTGCTATTTGATCTTCTTATTTGGTCATCTAAAAACGAAATGATTATAACAACTATAATCCATATAGAACAGAAGTTCCACAACAAGGTGTCAGGAATTACTCCCAATTATTCAATTTTCTGGAGGTTTAGGTAATGGCATCCAGTGCGTGACAGTCTCAACAGCAGTCCAGGTTGTTCCTGTCCAACCGAGTGTATCCGGATCACGACAATCCTGTCGGAATCCCCATTTGTTCTCTTCATTTGAATCAAACGTGCATTTGAAAACATCTTCTTGCTCTGTGAAAACAAGATATTCACCGTCCTGTTCCGGCAGCAGTCTGACACACGGGATCCAATGGACGGCAGGAGTATTTATTATGAATTTTCTTGCTTGCCGTAAACCTCTATCAAACTCTTCTCTCCCACCCAAGCTATTTCCAAGACAACAATCAATGTAGGCAAGTACTGCATTTCGTTCAATTAAATCATCCATTATCAAAACCTCCTTAATTATATTTTTTTATATATTAAAATAATGAGTTATAGTTTCTGTGTGAGAAATCCCATAACGATATTGAATATAATTAACAAAATCACTCACTGAAATGCTACCAAACAACATCTCATCATTTGGATATTTAGATAAATAATCTTCCTCATATTTATCTTCAATAATTTTCATAATTTCTTCACATGATTTGTCCACATTAGCACAAAGAATAACACTTAAATCTAAACTATCTAAATAATCAAATTCTTGTGAACCTAAAGGATCATGTTGAATTAACCACTGTCTATAATCCTCAAATTTAGCCAAATTAACCATTTTCGGACCTCCTGTTCCAGTCTTCTGTTGCTTCTTCTATAGAAGAACAGTTGCCAGTTCGACAAAGACAATTCGAACACCAAATATAATATTCATCACGATAATTAAAACCTTCGCACGTCCCAACAGACGGATGTTTGTCCCCACAAAACGGGCACGGTTTCAGTTCAACCATTGTTAGCATCTCCTATACGCTTTGATATTCAAGTGATTCCATGACCGTTATGTTTTCTTCCGTCGGTTCAATTCCAAGTCTGTAACATAGCTTTATTCGCAGTCTGTGTTTAACTATTACAAAAATAAAGTTCGCAATGGCAGTGCAGCATGAGTTTATCACAAGTACGGCAGCAATCTTGACAGTATCATTCATTTTGAGATTATCCAAAAGCATTGTTGCAAGGATCATAAAAGCACCGAGCAGTATATTGTATGGAGCACTTTCGACAAGGTTGATTTTTGCTGATCGTATCTCACACCATACTGGTGTCTTTCCACGCTCTATTTTCTGTTTCACACGGTCAAATTCTTTCTTGTATCGCAATAAATCCTGCTCTTTTTTTGGCAAAAAGATAATACATTCATTCACCTTCTCCCATCTTCGTGCCGCAGTCAGGACAAAACGCAGTTAAGGTATCTTCTTCTCCGTTGTATTCATGACCACATTCTGAACATTCCCACTTATCCCATACAGGCACACCGTCTGCGTAGGCATCATATTCAACCGGAATCCACCGTCCGTGTTTCACGGGTTCAACTTCAACGTGTGGACAGTCTGCATAAAAACTACTCTCTGTCTTGTCAGGATCTTTCGCACCGCCCATACATTTATGCTTTTTCATGTTGTAATAAGCACATTCTCCACAACATTTAATGCCTTTCATTTTTTTGTCACCCCGTCCATTCGTGCACCGCAGTTCGGGCACAAAGGATAACGCACTTTAGTCATAAGCTCTTGTCCTACTATCACTCGTGCTTGAGTTGCTACATTTCCGCAGTTCGTACAAAGTGATGTACACACCGTATCTGTATACCTCCATTCGAGCCATTCACCGTGTTGTACAGGTTCAGCCTCGATTGTGGGCTGTATATCAACAATTCTCAATGCCATATCATAATTAAATTCAGATAGGTTTTTTTTCAAAGCATTCGCGTCAATCGGTCTTACTCCGGCATCTTCGCTCACCTCTGGTTTCGACAACAATCTGAAATCACATCCGCCGAACGGATACCACGCGCACATTTCTATGTGCTCACAATCTTTGCACCATTCTTCACCTTTCTTACGGTCTGCTTCGTTCATTTTTGGTTTTTGCACGGGTTTAACTTCGATTGTGGGTAGTGCCTCGATTTCGTCAAGCATTTCTCTTATATCGTGTCCTGCTTTTGAGCAGGACCCGTCATCGTCCGGACAGTAACTCATAGCTATTTCCAACGCTTCCTGTCTTTCAATCAGTTCCAGTGAGGTTGTGTGTTGTCTCAATTCGTCAATAGCAATGTCAATAGCTCGACATAAATCGGAACCTTCTCGTGTGTAGTCATTTCTGAAAATTTCAAGTGTTTCGATAGCGTCTTGAGTGGTCATTGCTTCAGGCATCTTCATTTACCCCCTCATATCCCCACATATCTCTACCACATGGTATCAACCATTGCCCTGCACGGTGAAATCCATTTCCATGGTGTTGTATAACGGTTTGATCTTTTTTCTTGCACCAGTATTCGTATGAAACATTTGAGAATGTAAGATGCTTGCATCCTATGCAAGGACACTCGTTTTTAATTATCTGTGGCATCTATCCCGACCTCCTGTTTGAGCCATTTCAAAACACCTTCCGCACACACGCAGAATGATGTTTCACATTCCGCATTATGATATGCACAAACAGCGCATCTATCGGTCAGCTTATCAATCAGCTTATCCGAAAGCTCCTCATCCGTCATCTGACGGATCTTATCACCGTGAGTCATATTTTCATTCTCCTTCTCCTTAATCATAGTGCAGTAGTTTTCGTAGACTTCTACATCTTCCCATTCTACACCATTTCCAACGGTAGACACAGGGTACAAATCCCCGTTCTCATCAACAGCGAAAATGTACTCACCGCCGTCACCATACCCACCGTCCTCATACGGAGGGAAATCTGCCGTACAAAATTTCCACGGGACAGGCGTTCCATCAGGAGCATAGTCTACACCTTTGTATACAGTGATTTTGGTATCGTGAATATTCATTTTTGATTCCTCCTCATTCAGCCGTAATTTCTGATTTTATTCCTTCGCAGTAAGTTTAGCTGTAATTCTTGAAAGTAATGTAGCAGAAGAAGATACCAGTTCTTTAATTTCGGATTCCGCCAGCATATATTTATCATTGTCAATTCTTCCATTTTCAACTTGAATAATGTCTGCAAGTAAAGAAAGATATTGAGCTGCCGATCTTAATTCACATGCCTGTTTATTTCTGTCTGTAAAAATCATAAGATCATTCATGTTCCTAACCTCCATTTCAATCAGCGTTCTTTTGACTTACTATATATATAGTATAACACATTTCAAAGAAAAAGTCAATAGCTATTAAGACAAAAATACTCACAAACATCTTATCGATGAATGTGAGTATTTTTGTATATTTTTTTATATTTGTATTACCGTTTATCGTTTGGAACATATGGAAACTCGTAAATAATATCAATAACGTCACCATCTTCTGTTACACCGTCACCAACAAAATAATCATCGAAATCCCATTCATAATCGTCCGACACATGATTAAACAAAGGATTTATCTGATATGCAAAATCAGCAATGTCGTCACTTCTTATCCACATATGGTCTTTTAGTACGTTTGCAATACCACTCACTATGTTTTTCTTTTCAGACCAAAAAACAACATATTCTCCAGAATATGGATCGTATAGACGAACACCGTATAATTTTCTATTTTCGTTTTCATAAAGTTTTCTGATCATAAATAATCAATTCCTTTCATAAATCAATATTGTTCCACACGGAACATCATGTAAAGTAAACATAGCACTCACAATCAATTAAGTTATAAATTTTGTCAACCGGCGTATACATCCCAACCACGTTTACCCGGTCTAGGAACATTCTGTATAGCATCACTATAGCATTTTTTAAATGTCGAGAATAATGTTTCTTGAGATGGTTCGTAACCGTCATCAGACTCCCAATAATAACCTAATAATTTACCATTATTAGTGTACTTATAGATCATAAAGCCTCTGGAAGAATAGTCGTTTACTTCTTGTACCATATAATCTGGATATTCTATTTCAACGTCATCCGGTGTTATGTCAACTGCTTCTTGTATTTTTCTACTGTTTTTATTATACCTTCTGTCTTTGGATTCTACATAGTCATCACCAGAACGATACTGTTTAAAAACAGAAACATCCTTAAGAAGCTTGTGATTAAATAACTCCTTATATTCATTTGTGAAATATGCTAGTGTAGGTTCGTCAATATCTTTCGTCTCAACAATTTGTCGAATTGTTGCAATAGCATTAGCAATATTATCTAAATGCTGTAAACACATTCTGCGTGTATTTGAGTTAGATTCATTCAATCTTCTTATCATAATAAATCAATCCTTTCTAAATTCATATTGTTATATTAAAAAAACATAACAGTTCTATATCAGGTATTTAGTCTAGCAAAGAAACTGTATCTGATTCAATCTCTTGAAGTTCATATACCATATCATGTAACTTATCATAAACAGAGTCAACAGTATTATAGTATATTGGGAGTACATCTATTAATCCTTTAGAAACAGGAGTATTGTATAACTTTTCAGACTCCTCAACTATAATGTCTAATGTTTCTTGTATAGATTCTAAATAGGATATACAATCTTCAATCCACGTCTTATTAACATCCACTGTTTCTTTTATTTTAGGTACTAGGTTATTAGCGCGTTTTGCCTCATTCAATCTTCTTATCATAATATCAATCCTTTCGTAATATATAACAAATAGTCTATGTAAGCTGTATTTACCTACATAGACTATTGTAGTTTGTTTGTTTATTTTTGTATTATTGTTTTATTAAATTTTGAACTCATTAACGAAGTTCGACCATAGTAATTCCACCTTGGTTATTTTGTTCTATATAATAAACGGGCATATCTGGTAACTCGCCTGGATCCCCATATTCAAAATCAAATATATCATACACCCCGTCCGATATATCTACTGTTCCAACTGTGCCGTCTCTCTTATAGTCTACTAAATCGAACGATCCTTCAAATCCTATGGTGGTATTCGGAGCGACGACAAAGAAATTCTTGATATTATGCTGTGTGTAAAGATATGCGATAAATGCGCCCATGAGCCTTGTCTTGCCGACACCCGTTGCAAGAGCAAAGGTCAGAGACATAAAATCACGCTCAAAGTCGGTGCAGGTCGGGCAAAGAGCCTTTACTGCGCCGAGGGCAGCCTGCAAATTCATACCCTTTTTGAGATTAACGCTATTTACTATCTCATCAAGGATTTCAAGCGACTTCTTCTGCGGTTTACGCAAGGACATGACACCGCTAATATACTCTGTGGTATAAAGACTAAAATCAGCCCTCATCCCCACATTCCTCCTCGTCATTGTACACAGGCGGATGAATGATATTCAGGTTATAGTCAGCTTTATCAAATTCACAGCGTTCAAGAAGCATCTGCGGAATTTTCTTGACCGTGATATGGGGATTCAGCTTGTCCATACCCTTATCGAACGAACAGCAGGCAATCACAAGATACTCATCATCTTCCATAGAGCCGATGATAGAATCCATAAAGGCAGCGTTCAGGTGACGGGTAGTAACAAAGAGATAGGATTTTTCATTGCCGTGAGACTGCTTCCAGAACACAGAGCTGTCAGGCTCATAGGTAAAGCCTTCATGCAGAGCCATAGCCGCCGCAAGCATATCCGCACTATAATCAGGATTGATGATATATTCGCCGAATTCATCTTTGTTGATTAGAGTCGGTGCAAGCTCGTAGAAGCGGTATCCGCCGCCGCCTTTCCAGTTTTCTACACTGGATATTCCACTATAATCTCTTCCTGCAATTACCTTATCCAAACGTGGCTTGGCTAGACTATATGCCTGTTCCCCTATTTCAATTCCTATCCATTTACGCCCCATTTTTTGAGCAACGGCAGATGTGGTTCCAGTACCTAAAAACGAATCAAGTACTAAATCGCCAGGAGCTGTGGAAATATTGAGTATTCTACGAATCAGCGCTTCCGCTTTTTGTCCTTTTAATTCATCAGCGCCAAGCATTTTTGAAACTTTTTCTCCAGAAAAAGACACCACAGCTATACTGTTTAATTTATCATATACAGAACAATTCCAAGTATCTTCAAGTGGATACCTTTCAGGTAATCCAACAACAGATACAAAATCATAGAACGACATGGCTTCGCTTTTAGATACGCCTAAATCAGAAAGCTTTCGGAGTATTTCTTTTTTCGACGAATCGTTAAAACGTTTTTGATAATCATCAATAGTATTATAAGCCATTTCCTTATTAAAAAAGAAATTAGAGGGATTCTTTGTATAATACAAAATAGAGTCATGATTACGAATGAAATTCTTGGCAACAGTTTTAAAACCAGATACCCATCCAATTCGCCATATTATTTCGCGCTGAAAGCAAGACCTACCAAAAATTTCATCCATGAGTACCTTTAAATAGTGGACTTCATTAAAATCAATGCTAACATATATGCTGCCATCATCTGCTAACAGATTTCTTAAAATTATTAAACGTTGTCTCATTAACGATAGCCATATACTATGCTCTTTTCCATCATCATAATGTTCAAATGCACTACCTGTGTTATATGGGGGATCAATAAAAATGCATTTTACCTGTCCTGCGTATTTGCTTTCAAGCGCCTTCAACGCAAACAGATTATCGCCGTGTATCAGCATATTTTCAGTATCGGGGGCTGCGTCTGTATTTGACAGTTCAGGTCTCTCTATCAGCAGCCGAGGTTCAACAGATATCTCCTGTTCCTTGCCGTACCATGTCAGTTCAAGTTTGTTAGCCATTGTGTACCTCCTATGATTGTAAAACTTATTTATTTTCGTTTAAGAACTTTCTTATATTAGAAACATTTTGAATCTTTTTAGGTTGTCCATTATCAAACACAATTAGAGTCGGCGCTGATGTTATTCCATACATTTTTACAAGATCTGAATTTTCTTCAGCTAGAAGAACATCACAGTCGAATCCAGCTTCTGAAATAAACTTTTTTGCCATTTTACAATTCGGACAAGTTGCTGTGGTGAATAATACCGGTTTTCTTGTTCCTGCTAAAATTGTTCTCACTGTTTCTTCTATATTGACATCTTTTTCTTTCTGCTCCGGTAATTCTGTATAATCTGTTTTACAAGATTCACATTCATTATTAGTATCCGATAAAGACTCAGTGTCTATTACATATTCTTTTCTGTCTGCAAATTCATGTGCTTTTCCATCATTAAAGTTTTGAACGGCTCTATAATAACCTGTTACTCTACTATACACTTCGGTTGTCTTACCACATATAGGACAAGTCCATTCTTCTCCTTTAATATATCCGTGTTCTGGACAAATAGAATAAGTAGGTGAAAATGTAAAATAAGGTAGTTTATAGTTCTCTGCTATTTTTCTTGTTAGGTTCATAGCAGATTGCCAGTCTGGTAATTTCTCACCTAGGAAAGCATGGAATACGGTTCCAGATGTATATTTGGTTTGTAAATCATCTTGGTGATCTAACGCTTCAAATATATCATCTGTATAACCTACTGGAAGGTGTGAACTATTTGTATAATATGGAGACCCATCTGTTTTATCTCCTGCTGTTATAATATTTGGATAATCTTCTTTATCGTGTTTGGCAAAACGGAATGCTGTGCTTTCAGCAGGAGTTGCTTCCAAATTAAATAACTCACCTTCGTACAGTTCTTGATAATCTGAAAGTTTATTTCTTATAAAGTCCAGTACTCGCTTTGTAAACTCGTATGAATTTTTATCGTCGATTCCTTTACCTAACCAGGAGGCATTCATACAACATTCGTTCATACCTACTAATCCAATAGTAGAAAAATGATTATCAAATTTACCTAGGTATCTTTTTGTATATGGATATAGATTTTGTTCTAGTAGCTGAGTTACCACGGTTCTCTTAATGTGTAAACTTCTAGCGGAAATGTCTAATAAATGTTTTAGTTTTGTAAAGAACTCTTCTTCTGTTTTACTAGTATATGCTAATCTAGGCATATTCAAAGTAACTACACCTATAGAGCCTGTACTTTCACCACTTCCAAAGAATCCTCCAGATTTACGTCTTAACTCACGAAGATCTAAACGTAAACGACAACACATTGATCTAATGTCAGACGGATTAAGGTCACTGTTAATATAATTACTAAAATATGGGATACCATATTTAGCAGTCATTTCAAACAAAAGTTTATTATTGACAGATTCCGGATCCCAATCAAATTCTTTTGTGATAGAATAGGTAGGAATTGGATATTGGAAACCTCTACCGTTAGCATCTCCTTCGATCATAACTTCCAGAAACGCTTTATTTATCATATCCATTTCACGTTTACAGTCTTTATATTTAATGTCTATTTCTTCTCCACCTATGATGCAATTAAGTTCTGCTAAATCATCTGGTACTACCCAATCGAATGTAAAGTTAGTAAAAGGTGCTTGACATCCCCATCTAGACGGAATATTTAATCCAAATACTAAAGACTGTATACATTGTTTTACTTCTTTATAAGAAAGATCATCCACTTTCACAAATGGTGCAAGATATGTGTCTACACTAGAAAATGCCTGCGCACCTGCCCATTCATTTTGAAGACAACCTAGGAAGTTTACCATTTGGTTGCACAACGTAAATAGGTGTTTGGCGGGTTTAGAGGTTATCTTACCGGGAACACCACCTAATCCTTCTTGAATAAGTTGTTTTAAGGACCAACCTGCACAGTAACCCGAAAGCATAGATAGATCGTGAATATGAATATCGCAATTTTTATGAGCATTAGCAATTTCTTCATCGTATATTTCGGACAGCCAATAATTGGCAATAACAGCTCCAGAATTACCTAAAATGAGACCTCCTAAAGAGTAAGTAACAGTTGAATTTTCTTTTACTCGCCAATCCGTATTCTGTGTATACTTTTCCACAGTTACCTTATAATCGAGTAAAGTTTCTTTTGCTTTTCTAGCATTCTCGTGTTGTTTTCTATATAGAATATAAGATTTAGCTACATCATCATAACCGAATGTCATTAGTGTTTTTTCTACTGCATTTTGGATATCTTCTACAGATAAGAGTCCTTCTTTAATTGTTTTTTCTGCTTCGGCTGTAGATCTTATTGTTATTAGTTCTATAATAGAATTCTGATATTCTCTATTACAGGATTTAAATGATTTTACGATCCCTTCTGATATTTTTGATGTAGTGAATACATCAACATCTCCGCTTCTCTTTTTTACCTTATACATGGTAAATCAACTCCTCTTATATTTATATAAATAAAACAGATCAGAATAATTTTCTTTTCTGTGTATTTACAACTTCTTCTATTCTTTCTTTTGCAATTCCAAAATAGTTAGTGTCTAATTCAATACCTATAAAATTTCTATTGTTTTTTATACTAGCAATACCTGTGGTTCCAGAACCCATACAATTATCCAAGACAACATCATTTTCATCGGTATATGTTTTCACAAGGTATTCTAATAAAGAAAGTGGTTTTTGTGTAGGGTGTAGTTTACCTTTTCTATTTGGAACAACATCAAATTCAAGCACATCGGAAGGATTAACAAATTCTGGATCGTATTTTTTCTTATGTTTTTCTAATTCTACATGATTACTGTTACCACAATAATGATCGTAGTTGTAACAACTTTTTCCAATACCGACCCTAGGTTTTTTCTGTGGGTTGTATACTGGGTTTCCTTTTTGAAATACTAATATCTCTTCATAATATTTCATTGGTCTGTATTTCGCGCTAGTCATTCCTGTCGGAACATTTTTCTTCCAAATAAGTTTATATTTATAATCCTTCGGATTACTTTGATATGTTTTATATGTAAATAGTCCACTGGAGAATAAAATTATTCTAGAATCTTGTTTTAAGATCCTATTGTATAGATTCCAAAGTTCTTCAAAAGGTATAATACTGTCCCAAGAACAACGTGTGGTTCCATAAGGTAGATCACAAATAATGCAATCAATCACGTTATCAGGTATTTCTTTCATTATCTCTAAACAATCACCGTTGAACAATTTATAATCTTCTCTCATAATAACCTCCTCAACTCATTAAAGAGTTGTATTTTTTATTGTGTTGCTTATATAAATTGATAACACCTGAATTTGAATAAAATCAAGATCAATTTTTATTTCTACTTTTTATATAAAAATTGTTCTTCATGTTCTTACAATATTTTTTATTTTTGGTTTAGAAAATAACTATATATAGTAACTGTTATAAATTTATATTACTACATATTGTTTTAGGTGACTATATTCTTCGTTTATAGTATAACACAAAACCTCTACAAAAGTCAATAGGAAATCAGGACTTTTGTAGAGGTTCACATATATTATAATTTATTAACTTTTTCTGAGGGTTTACTTATAGTGAATAATCATTTTACCTTCCAAAAGACTGATAGTAGTTACGGTTCTATCCTTCTCCTCGTAGAAATAATCAGCATAATCAAACGATTCCGCTTTACGAATAGTACCTGTAACACCTTCCTGGAGAAATACAGGAATTTTAGAAGTTCCGTAATTAATCTTTTTCATGATATCCTTTACTTTCATATTCGTAACCTCCTTTTATTATTGTGTTTTTTACTATATATAGTATAACATATTTATAATGAAAAGTCAAGTGCTTTTGAAAAATTCATAATGAAAAACTCCACGAACTTATCGTGGAGTTTTTGTTTATATTACACGAAATACATATTACTATTTTAGAACAACTTTCTTTTTTCTTGTTTTCGAGTCGATTCAATTCTATCCTTTGCAAGTCTAAAATACTCTTCATCGAGTTCAATACCAATAAAATGTCTATTCGTTTTCAAACAAGCTACTCCAGTACTGCCACTACCCATAGTTATATCCAAAACCGTGTCATTCTCACTTGTATATGTTTTTATTAAATATTCTAGTAATTCTACAGGTTTTTGAGTTGGATGTATATGTGATGTTGGAGCATCCCTTTTAAATTCCAGAATTTCACAAGGATATCTTGTACCATCATCAACATAAGGTGTTACCTTAAGATTGTTACCGGATACGGATGTGGAAGAACAACCTTTTGGACTATTTTTAACAGGTTTTCCATCGTATGGAACTTTTATAGGAGTATAGTTACATTGCTCTCCATAAAATACACAGATATTTTCAATATATTTTCCAGGTCTTCTTTTCACTTGAAATATATTAGTAGGTCGTTCTTTTTTCCAGTACCAATCATATTTGTAGTTAGTAATATTACTTAATCTGAGTTTACTGGCAAAGGGTTCCTGGGCAAAGACAACTATAGGACAATTTTTTAGACATACATCGTTCAGGTTAGTCCATAATTTTTCGAAATTCAAGGATTTATCCCATTCTAATGGTGTTTGTCCATAGGGTGGATCAAATAAAACAAGATCTATTTTAGTACCTTTTAATCTAGGTAGAATGTTAAAGCAATCGTCATTGTATAGGGTTATTGTAGTTTCCAATAGTTATCAGCTCCGATCAGATTTTAACTAACTCGATTTGAGTAACTAACTAAGTGAATAATAAGTTCTTACTTGTTTTGATTCTCATAGAACAGTTTTCTGTAATAAATAATATCTTTAGGCATATGTTCTCTTTCTTCTTTACTGTGTTCGCTATATAATTTCTTCATAAAATCGTAAAACAAATTAGATTCAGGTGTTAGTAGTTGTCCGGTTTTATCGATATAACCTTTTCGTAATGTAATCATTGCTATTTTTCTCATATGTTTCCAATGATTGTAATAATCGAGTTTAAGTTTTGTCATATAACCGACACTGTCCTCAATAACAAAACCTTCAATGACTCTACCACCAAAAGTATAATCAGGCTGTAAAACCTCATTATACCAATCATAGAAATCAGACCAATTATTAATCACAAATGCTTTTGTTTTAACAGTTAATTCTAACTCTTTACCTACTTCTACTACTTCTTCGTAGTCGTGTTGTTTGAATTCAAGATCGTTATTGATAATGGAAAGTAGAAACAGCTCATTTTCTGGATATTCAATGATGTGTGGATCGTGTACTTGGTCTACACATTCAAATACAAGAGTAACATTGTTTTCCTTACAATACTCTTTTACCCACTGTACCTTATCCTCTGACAATTTTTGGTAAAACATTATCTTTAACCATTCTGCATAGGAACCTACTGGACAGGACTTTGTGGTGATAAACAGATCATCTGTTTCTTCATTATATGAAACAAGACCCAGATATCCATTTTCCTTCACATAGCAGATAACTGGAAATTTAAGTTTGTATTGTAACATATCAAATTGAGTTTCCGGTCTTTCATTGATATTGAAAAACTTACTGTATCCACGACACATAACTTTCATAGTATTTGTGTTAATGTATAATCCTCTTGCTACGATTGTTTGTTCATTCCAAATTTTATCATAAAAAGCATCTTTTGTAAAGTTAAAAGAGGAAATGTTACCATATTGTTTTTCCTGAATGTGTCTGTTCTTACGAAGTTTCATAACAGCATCTGCCATATCAGAATTGGTAATTGTTTTCTTTTCCTCGACCTCTTCAATAGGCTTGAATACTGTATTCTGAATAGTTACTTCATGGAACCCTTCTTTATCCAGTTCAACAATACGAAGACATCCACCGTGTTCTATCTTACCTTCGAGATTAAATGTTCTTTCCTCGATGCACATATCAGAGTATCTAATATTTCTGTGACCGTGAATTTGATACATATTAGATTCTGTATTTTCTTTCCAATATTTAGCAACGTCTTCATAATCTTTGTAATCACCTACACCACGAATCATTTGTTCAGTGGATATAAATGTCAGATTATCAGGCATTGTGGAAAGACCACCATGAGTTACTAGAACATCTTTCCCATCATATGTATACCAAGCACATTGACCGCATTTTCTGTAAAGTTGTCTAATGTCTTTCAAATCAATACCAGAATTTTGAAGTTGTTTTTTCGTTACAAATTCAAATTCTTTAGAATCAGCAATACCTTCATTGGCGTATATCCACAACCATCTTTCATGGTTACCCTCGAGAAGTAGTACATTAGGTCGTTTTACAGCTTCGATAAAGAACTTTACAACTTCGGCATTCTCTAGTCCTCTATCAATAATGTCACCTACGAAGATATACATATAGTTATCGTTAAAACCATTTTTGAAGTATTCCATTAGGGCAGTATAACAACCATGAATATCTCCAATGTGTACGATCTTCTCATATTTATTCAAGTCGAACTTCTTCATCCAAATAGTATCAAGTTCTTCCGGTTTAATAGCTTTAATACCTGCTGGAATTTTTTGAGTAGCGAATCTAGAATAAATATTCTCAAGTGCTGATTCTGGTACCCACTTGAACATAGGACGAAGTTTATTCCTTCTTTTACATTCTTCCAGTGGAACATCTGTCATATCAATACAATAGATTCTGTAACGATATGTTTCACACATATCTTTATAACGGTTCATTTCTATTGTTTTACTATTTGTAGCATCAATGACAGTAAACTCACCGCGTTTCATTCTAGTTTCAAGGAGTTTGAATAGCATAGACCATACATCTTTTTCATTTTTCTGACTAATTCCGTATGTTCCATTTACATTGAGTTGTGGTGTAGAACAAAGAACACGAATATCATCAGCACAAAGAGTATACGGTTTAAGTCCATGTTCCTCAATAAATGTTGACTTACCACATCCAGGTGCTCCACGAAGTAAAAGTAGAACTCTCATTTATTTTCCTCCTCTATTTTAATTCCGTGTGATTTAGCAAAATCATGAACCAGCTGTTCCAAAGATCTACTAGGTCCTCCTTTTTCTCTATCTTCGTATATCATATCAGTCATAGTATCAGCATCCAATAAAGAAAGTACTTCTGAATATTTCATAATTTATTCCTCCTTCCAGATATATTGTATATATAGTATAACACAAAAAACACAAAATGTCAAGTAGTCATTCATATTGTTAAAATAAAAACTCCTATCTACTAGGATAGGAGTTTTTGTATAATTTATACAAGTCTTGTTTGTGCTTTAATAGGTCCCCATATACAGGGTTCTTTACAGTGAATATTATTACATTTCATTTGCAATTCACCATCTCTAAAATGTCGTTTTAGTTGTCCTAGCATATAATTGGATTTATCCCAATGTCTAGTAAATCTAAATAGATTATTTTTTATTGTTTCGAATGTTTCTAGCTGAACTCTTCCACATAACCTTTCATCACATTTACTCATAAAATCACATATGTCACCTGTTTCTACAACATCTACCATTGTAGCAATAGGATATGTTTCTTTTACTTTATCCAAATCGTTTTTCCATTCTTGAATAACAGGTTCTGAATACTGTAAAATTTTAGGAACATAAAATTGTGGATTACTTGTTCCTTCGAAACACATATAATGATGTAAAGTTCTGTGTCTTTGTTGCTGTGCTAAATCAGCAAAAGAAGATCTGTATTTAATAAGGTATACATCGTCATAATGTTCTTTAGCTTTATCTATACCGTAGCATGTTTGTTTGGCAAGAAATCTAAAGTTCCATCCTTTTTGTTCAACAATACATTCAGAATATAGATGTGCTTCTGTTATCTTATCGTATAATTCCTTTATACAGTCTAATATTTTACTATTAAAAGGTGTTCTCTTAAGGTCCAAACTAGCACCGTTATCGTCCCATACATCTATATAACTTTTACACCACTGTCTTATATAGCTCCACATTCTTAATGATGTTGTGTATGCCATAGTGGTTGTAGGTGCGAACACGCTTAAAACATATCTAGCATTTTCTAATGTTAATTTTTCTCTTAATTTATCATCAATAGGAATATTCCATTTCTCGGCATATGTAGCAATAGCATCATTAAATATTTCTTTCCATTTTTCGTACAATTCATAATTCTTGAAATACTTCTTATGTGTTTCTTCGTCTCCGTTCATAACAGTATAACGACCACTTTTTTCTGACGTGTTGTAGAAACCAACACTATTAAGAATCATAGCTGTCATTTTAGGAATGTTCTCAAATAGAACTGTTACAAAGGCATGGTCACTTATACTATGATGACCTGTAGCAGCTACACGTTCAAATCTAGATAATGCTTTTTCATCATCTGTATATTTCGGGTCAAAATAATTAGAGTTAAGATAACATATAGATGCCATGGAACCTGAAAACTTTCCTAGATCTTTAATGTTTTGTTCAGTTAAAGCAGTATAATTTGGATCAGTTACTTGATTCGGAGTTGCTAGAATTGTTAGTTTCATTTGTTATTTCCTCCTGTTTATGAGATTCGCTATCTACTTTTATGTAAACATATTTAGAACAAAATGGGCATTTTCTTCTATAAGTATTCACACCTTTTCCATTCACTATCGAATAATCAAAGAACTCGACATAGTCTTCATCCTTCTCTAAAGTAGCTTCAAAGACACACCCACAAATTAAACATTCAAATCTATATGTATTCATATAAGATTTAGTGTTCTCTTGTAATTTATAAAGGGATCCATCTACGATGACTTTCATAAGCTTACCTCACAAAATATTTAATATCCAAGATATGCTTTTCCACATTTTTAATATCTGCAAGATCGGACAAATCATAACTGACTCTTGCGTAGGCAACGAACATCGTGAATATAAAAGAACCTATTATCAATTCTTCGTAGTATTCTCCATCTGTCAACTCATTCGTTCTATATATAAATCGAATTATTTGTAGCATATAAAACATCCAAAAAATGATACGAAGAATACAAATTCCTAATGCTATCATTTTTTATAATCCTCATATATTTTGGAACCTGTAGCACCTATCTGTCCTTGGTACTTTCCTCTATATGGATTGTCTGCAGGTTTATCCATACGGGCGAACACCAGTTGACCTACCCGTGTACCGGATTTGATGTTTATTGCCCAATTACTGGCGTTGAATAATTCAAGTGTAATTTGTCCCTCAAATCCTGGATCTACCCAACCTGCATTCTGAATAAATAATCCTAATCTTCCAATAGAAGAACGGCCTTCTACAAATGCAGTTAGGTCATTAGGAAGAACAAAGTACTCTTGAGTGGTAGCAAGAACAAATTGTTTCGGAAGTAGAAGATAGGATGTTTGTTTTGAAGTTGTATATTGCAATGGTTCGTCTAGTTCTATAATACCACCATTAGGAACATCAGTTATTTTACTAAATGAATCTCCGATAGTGATGTCAACACTTGCCGGCTGAATACTTTTATCGTCCGTTAGATTATGACATAGACCTTTATTCTCTATTAGATTCATTAGTGTATTATCAGAAAGTATCAAAGTTTATCATCTCCTTCTGGATCTGCTAGCATTGAATGCCAATATACAATATCGAAACCATCGTAAGCTATTATTTTTTGACCTGTAGAGTTTTCTATCCAATCCCATGTTCTGCTATCTGAATTAGGTTCTCTTCTTGCAATATAATGAGTTTTCTTTCCATCACAAGAAACCCCAATAGCATAAACATTCTGCCACAGTTCTGGAAGTTTATCCTCACACTTGTTCCATCTAGTATGATATAAGACCTCATCTTTACCGTCCACATAGCCAGATTGATATTGATTTCTATCGTAACTCAATGCTTTTAGTAATTCTTCTTTACGAATGAAGAAACCAACTGACATAGAACATTCTTCGGTAAGTTTATCAATGAGTTGTGTTTCCATTTCAGTTCTGACAATATCAATAATTTCGTTGTACATATTCCCTCCAATTAAGCATCCAAAGTCGTAAATCCAAAGTTATTGTTCAGTTTCTCCATAGCATAACAGATAACATTTTCGAACATATCTTCTAGACAATATTCCTCACATATGGGTAAATCTTCGTTCTCATATAAAACATACATTGGACAAGGTCCTTCTTTATTATCGACATATAATCTAAATAATTCTTGCTTCTCTAATGTAAAAACAAGAGTTAATATAAGTGAACTGTTATCTTTTGGAAATATTCCATCCACTTCCAAATTATCATAGTTTAATTCGTATTGTAGTGAATCTAAAAATCTTTGGTATTGTTCGTTTATTATTTGAAATAGTTGCCCCATTATTATAACTCCTTTCAAAGAGATAATATTTAATCGTCTACATATTCCCATCTATAACCGCCTGAACGATGATTTATTCCACTACACACACAACTAATGCCGGATATAGAAACACCGGTTACTTCATGCGCTTCTTTAATACTATTAAAAATTCTTTCGTTTCCGTCGGGATCGATACATCTTACTTTCGTAGAACGATAATGAGTATGATAATTCAATCGTTTATTATGCTGTTCTTGTAATTTATCTAATGTATCTCTCATTCGAATACCTCACAATAAACATATCTTATATTTTCATTTTCCGAAAAGTTATTTTCGTAGAATCCAATATCAAGTAAAATTTCAGTAATGTCGTCCCAAAGAAAACCGGAATTCATGTATTCAGTAACATCTATTTCAAATTCGGAAGTGGGTCTCATTCCTTGTTTACACAGCGATTCCCACTTTTCTAAAACTTCTCTTTCTAGTCGATGAACTAGTGCTTCATCCAACATAGTTGTCATCCTTTCGTCACAGAGATTAATTCTTTCGAATTTTCATTTCTTAACATTTCTTCAAAAATATACGGAAACTCGTTCCAATCATTAAATCTTGTAAAGTTACATCTTGTTGTATTTTTATTCCATTGACAATTCTTCAACATAAATAAACATTGTGGATTTACGTTTACTAAATTGTATAGACAATCGTCAATAACTACATCTGCCCACAGAAGTTCTTTCTGCTTTGTAAAAATTAGACACTCGTTAGCATCCAAGAAAGGAAAGAAAACCTCAATAAATTTTATTGTTGCAGGTAATACTTCATAATCTCTGGATGTCACAAATTTAATAATATTTCCGTCTTCGTGTAATCGTTGAATACAGTTCACAGAATTAAAAAGTGGGAGTAGACTATTGTAGAATTCATTATTGTGGAAAAACATTGTTTCTAGAGTTGCAGGTGTTATATTGGTTACCTTACAAATATCGTAATCTGTAAAATCTTCTTCTGTGAAAACTTTAGAGCTACCTATTCTAAGATCATTTAGTTTAAGAAGAAAGTACGGCAAGAAGTTATTTAAGGTATTATCAATATCAATGTTGATTATCATTTTTTAACTCCTTTTTTAGCTCCTTTTCTAATTTCTGAACTAACTGTTCATAATTTGTTCGGTTCACATCCATATCATCTATTGTTATTCTGTCTGGATTTCTCCACTCGTAAATATTTAACATAGATGCGAATGTTATTTCTTTAGTTACTTTTTCAAAACCGTGTTTCTTTAGCCATTTATGTTTTTTATGGTCTTCCCACTTATCAAGGATGTAAGCTAATATTAAAAGTATCCCCATAGTTCCAAAAAACAATAATGGTATTAAATAATCAAATATATATTTTACTGTGAAATATTTTTCAATCACTATCATCAATCCTCTCAAAAGTAAATGTTCCATTATTGTTTGTATAATATACTTTATTTATACCAAAATCTTTTATTGCAGACATACAAACAGGACAAGGTCTAGCTAACCTAAACTCTCCATTCTTCTTTTTTGATATGATAACAAGTTCTATTTTATCCCAATTAGTAATAGAACTGTCTATTCTTTTTAAACAGTTTATCTCGGAATGTTCTTTGTCTACAAAATTCTCAATACTCTTTAAAGAAGTCCTTACTCTATAAAAATTCTGAAGTGGTGATGTCTTATCAGAATTTATACCAAAACTAATAACTTTTCCTTTATATACCAGAAAAGAAACTGTTTTTACTCTTTTATATGGTTTATCGGTATATGTGTAATCATACATTCTGGAAAGTGTATTAAGAAGTTTGTTTTTCATTTCTTTCTAACTCCTCTATGGACTTATCTAAATACCAGCGAGCTTTCTTTAGATCTTCTAGACCATTTTTACCTTCGTAACGCCAACAATATTTAATAACATTTCCAATAGTGAATCCAATAAATTTATCACCTAGTGCTGCTTTGAGGGCATCTATACATTCAATACCGCCTTGATTATAATGATCTGGATGGTCTACATTATTAGATGGTTTGTCAGGTGTTGAAATACTATATGGATACATAAAAAATCCTCCAATCAAAATCAATTATTTCTTTAGTTTATCTACTAGTTCGTGATAGTAAATGTATAGTTCATCTGTAGGTTCTAGATGTTTTTCGGAAACTTGTTTACACAATTCTGCTAATTCTTCTATATCTAACCCATTTATAGAGTCATTAATTATTTTATTTACTTCTTGTTCCGTTCTCTTTTTAAGACCTTTCATCCTATACACCTCCACATTTACAGTATAACATATAATAACACAAAAGTCAAGTAAAAGAAATAAAAAAGTTGTTCAAATAGATGAACAACTTTTAGTGAATCAACTATAAAAATGAATGGTACAATTTGTAGGAAAACTATACGGACCATATACACAATCACTTGCAATAGTTACTTCTGTCAATTTTGTATTATAAAATGCATAAGGTCCTATATATTTAACCGTTTCCGGGATTGTTATTGACTCCAAATTTATCGCATTACAAAATGCTCCTTGATTATCTATTGTCCCTACAAATGGATAGCCATAGTTTTTATCTGGTTTTATGTCCCAAAAGAATTTAACATCTGTCATATCAGGTTCAGGTGTATTTCCACCTGATATAACATAAGGATATCCTAGATTAAGGTTTGCGTTTATGCCCCAGCTAAATTTAACATTGCTCATATCTGGAGCTACTGGAGCACCACTATTTGTAACATATGGATATCCTATATTCAAATCATCATTTTGTGACCACGCATCATAAGTCCAACTCATAACGGATCACCTCTTTATGGAAGGAATCCTATATCAACTAAATAATTTTTATCTTTTATATTCGTAGTACTTATCTTCTTTATGTTATAAGATGTATCTATATAAACATTTTGAGTAGATGCTATAACGGTCATATTATCTGTGGTATTTCTACTACAAGGATATACATCTGTAGACGACTGTGCAATAGTACAATTATCGAATATAATGGAACAACCCGATATTTGGGATGCAAAAGTACCCGTAGTAATGTAAATAACAGCAGGATCACGACTATAACAATTTATATGCCCATCGGTTATTACTAAAGATGTACTACTACCCTTAAATTGCCAATAAGTACCGTAATTAGTGTTTAAGGCATATAGTATCGCCGTTGTAGCATCTGAAGCCACATAGTCTAAATAAATACCATCTAATACGATATTACAATTTGTAAAATTACTATAACATCGAGGCTGTCTAGGTGTATTGGAATTTACTCGATCAGTACCTATTGTAATATAGTTTGTGGATTTCATCTTTATATAAAAAGAACAATTATTATAATTAGTAGGATAATCAGAACCTCCCTCTGGACTAAAGAATAAACAACCATAATTTCCTCCAGAAACAACCAAGATGGAAAATTTACAATTATTAATATTTGCCTGTTTAGTCGAACTGGGGGCAGAAGTACCCGATGTCCAGAAGTCAAAAACAGCAAAATTGTTAGCATTAACTTTAAGACAACAATTTTTAAAATATAAATTCTCTATGGTTTGTGAGTTTGTAAACTGTTTTATAAACCTTGTATGCTCTATAGTAAGACCTCTGATTTCTGTTAGAGAATCGGCATACAATTTTCCACCTTTTAACGATATGGTACTAGTTACTTTTCCAGTATACCAACTCTCTTGTGCAAAGTCTATAGTCTGTGTTACTTTTATATAAGCATTTTCATGCGAACCGTCACATAATTGTAATAAATCGTATCCGTTATCTACTAAATACGGATCTGCTTGAGTTCCACTACCTGTATATGCCATAGTAAATCACATCCTTAAAAATCATATATCATAATATTCTACAACTTCTTTTGCTTGATATCCACATTGTGGACAATGACATCTATACGAGATCAAAAACTTTCTAAAATATTCGGTTTTGTTCGCTTCAAATTCACAACCACATTGATAACAAAAGAACTTTTTAGGTCTATTTAATTTTTGATCGATAACAATATCCATTCTTTCAGAAGAACCTTCTTTAATTACCTTCATAAAGATTCCTCCAATAGATCCATTGACTGATTAGCAAGTTTATCACATTTTTCGTTAAATTCGTGACCATTGTGTCCTTTTACCCATCTGAATGTAACATTGTGTCCTTCTAAAAGTCTAAGAAGCTCTTTCCAAAGTTCAACATTTTTCACGGCAGATTTATCAGACTTCTTCCATCCATTTCTAATCCAGCTATCAATCCAATGTTTATTTATAGAATCGACTACATAGGAAGAATCTGTTACAACGGTTACATAGCATTTCTCTTTAAGGAGTCTGAACCCTTCGATAACTGCTGTTAGTTCCATTTTGTTATTCGTAGTAAATCTATCGTTACCGCAGATTTCTTTTGTGTGTAATTGTCCTTTAGAATCTGTATAGGATAAAATAGTTCCCCATCCACCTATCCCAGGATTTCCTCTACAACCACCGTCAGCATAAAGATAAACTCTTTTCATTTTTTATTCTCCGTTTCAGGAATAGGTCTTGGAACATAACAAAAATAAGGTATAAACCTACCATTTTCATTTTTATCGCACTTTGGAAAATCTTTCCCATTATGATTATAAAAAGTACACTTTTTACAACAATAAGGGATTTCCATAGGATCCGAATAACCGTGAGTAATAGGTTTAAGTCCTGCCATGATAGTAAACCTCACTTTTCGTAGATTTTTATATACTGTTCATGAGTTGTGAACCCAAGAACCGGTAACCTATAGTATTCTAACAGCTGTATAGCTTTCTTTTCCCAACTGTCCTCGTGACTAAAATATGGAAACTGTATATTAGCAAGAACAACTGTTTTACCTACATCAAACTTACTTATTTTATCAGTTAATGGGTATTCCTTATATATAGCATCTAGTTCTGATTCAACTGTATGAAATGGATTTGAGAACATTAGTTTAACTTCTTTTTGAAATTCTATCTGAAGTCTAAATGCTATTTCATCTAATATTTCAAATTTTGTTCCTAGATCTAAACAAGGTGGACACAATAGACAAACTTGATTTAACCAACCGTTATCTAGCAAACTGTTAAAATAACTTAAATAATCCATTTTGTATACTCCTGTTTTATGTTTATAGTATAACACATTTTATTAGAAATGTCAATAGTTTTTCTTAAAATTATAAGATTCTATCAAACAGAACAAACCTATAAATTATAGTGTATACGTTATATAGAATTTATTCGTTTACTTCATTTGTTTCTTTGTCTATGTAATTATTTGCGTTCTTAATACATTCGTTCATATCTTTACATAGCGGTGTAGTATATGTACCTCCACCACAAGTTGTTAATTCAAAAAACCATTTATTTTCTTTTGTTATTGTACATTGAAAACCATTATATTTATGACTTAATTGTGACCAGATAATCTCATTCAACCAGCTAGAGAACGAAACAAGTCGGCTTCCATCTAGTTTTTCTATATAATTCATAGCATTATCAAATGCTGATTTTACTATGTTTTCTTTTACACGACTTTGCATAAATAACTCCTTTACTCTATGTTAATCGTTTTTCTATTGTTACATACTTCTTCTAATACTATTGGATCTACTAACTGTTTTAGTTTTTTACGAATAAATCGTACACCGTCTTTTTTACTATAGCATTTTTCAAACAGCTCCTTTTTCTTACTGTCTGAAAATGTTATAGTTACTTCACTATCCAAATAGCGATTAATATACATTCGAATTTCTTTTTCGAATATTCTATAAGCATCTTCTTCTCCGATAATATTAAAATAGATTACATCATCTAATCTGTTTAAAAATTCAGGCGAAAAGAAATTCTTTATTTCCTTTTGTATAGCATCTGAATTAGAATTGTTTTCGAAACCAATACTGTTTTTATTTAGCATTTCTTTACATCCAATATTGGATGTCATAATAATTAAGGTATTTCTGAAATCAACGGTTTCGCCTGTTGAATCTGTTAGTCTACCGTCATCCATAACCTGAAGTAGAATATTTATAACATCCTTATGAGCTTTTTCTATTTCATCTAATAGAATGACAGAGAAAGGATTATTTTTGACTTTATCTGTAATACATCCTCCTTGTGAATATCCTACATATCCAGGAGGAGATCCTATTAGTTTTGAAACAGAGTGAGGTTCCATAAATTCTGACATATCGTATCTTAAAAAACTTTCAGGAGTAAAGAATTGATAAGCTATTTGTCTACATAATTCTGTTTTACCTGTTCCTGTAGGTCCTACAAATAATAGATTAGCAATGGGTTTTGTTGTATCCTGAATTCCCATAATATATTTTTTAATAGGAATAAGGGCTGAACTAATTGCCTTATCTTGTCCTATTATATTTTCTTTTATATGTTTTTCTATATTTGGAAATTCTTTTACACTACTTTTATTTAAGTCTACTCCAATATAGCTGTTTATACCCTTGTCAATTTCTTCCTTTGTGAGTTCGGTACTGTGTTCTTTTCTACAAATAACACAAGAAGTATCTAGTACATCAAATGCTTTATCGGGGAAATACTTATTTCTTATAAAGGTATCACAACTTTCTACTAAATAAGTACATAGTTCGGGTTGTATTTTTATATTATGGAACTTCTCATAATCAGTTCTCTTATACTCTAACATACTGATAGTATCTTTTACAGATAGTTCATTCACATGAACTCTTGTAAATCTTCTTTCAAATGCCTTATCAGATTCTATTTGTTTATACTCTGCTTCTGTTGTGCACCCTATTATCTTGGAACCTTTAGATAAGTATGTTTTAAAACTTTCTGCAATAGACGAGCTACCAGAATTACCTGCCTTGTTGAACATATTATGTATCTCGTCTATGAACACGATAACCTTATCGTATTCTTGTAAGGAAGCAATAACTGTTTCTATTCTAGCTTCGAGATCTCCTCTATAAGTAGTTCCACTTATCATAGAATTTATATTCAGTTCATATACATAATAGCCCTTTAACATATCTGGACAGTCTGTAGATTGTATTAGATTACAAAAACCATATACAACACTTGTTTTTCCTACACCTGGATTACCTACAAGAATAACATTGTTTTTTCTCATCCTACATAAAACATCTACACATTGTTGTATCTCTTTTTCTCGTCCAAAGCAGTCATAATGCTCTCTTACAACAAGAGGGTCAGTTAGATACTCGCCGAACTCTAATAAATCTCCAGACATATTAGTATTTACACATTGATCAAGTATATTACAAAGCTCTGTCTGAACTTTTTCTTTCTCTTTTTGTTTTACATAGATTAGTTCGTCAAATAATTTTGAACTTTTTAATCTGGAGTCATATATCATTATATAAGATATATAGGCAGTTATTATATTTTGATCTAGTTTATTTCCGTATTGAGATTTGAAGAATATGTAATTCTTTATGAGAACTTCACACTCTTCAGATAATTCAAGTTCACTAAATTCGTGTAACTTCTTTTCTTTTTCTTTAGGTACTTTTAACTTATTCTCTACTATTCTATCAGCACATTCTTTAAGGTTCTCTATAACACATTTTTTAAGTAGACCTTGTTGAATGAATAGACACGCTAATAGTTCAGTATCGATATTTCCATATTTATGTGGAACTAGCATTTTTAATGTGAGTTGGGAGTGTTTAGGTAGTAACTCAAAAAATTCCAAATACTGTGTTTCCATTGTTATCACTTCCTTGCATTCTAACTCCTCCAATTTTAGTGTAACATAAAAACACATAAAAGTCAAGTAGGTAAAAATAAAAGCTACTCACATATTAGAGTAGCTTTTATTCTATATATAATTAAGCTGCGTAGAAGTGATTTACCCAACCGTCTCCCCAGAAGGAGTTTAACGAAGTGCTATAAGAACTTCTATGATTAAAATAATACAATACAGCATCTTTGCAACTCTGTGTAGTTCTTCTCCAGTAATAAGAGTCTGGTACCCAACAAAACTGATTTCTCTGAAGGATTACAGATCTAATAGAATTGGGAAAACGTGAGTCTCTAACTCTGTTCATAACAGTCATAACGACTTTACCTTTTTCGTGTAACGAAACCCAATCAGCACCATACTCATGTGCTACTAGATTGGCTAACATATAAAATTCTGCTTGAGTACAAGGTAGGTTAGACATTGTGTACACACCTGAACTAGAAGATGTTGTCTGTGTAACAGGAGGTTTATACTCTTTGACTAGTTTTACATCCGGTTTGCATTTAGAACAGATACGTCCTTCAATTTCATTAATGTCATAATCAAACACACAGGTATCGTCAAACCATTTACAGGAAGTCATATGAAAATATTGTGTAGACGGTTTATATACTGTTTTTGCTTCGGTTGTCGTTGTGGTAGTTGTTACAACTTCTGTTTTATAGGTAGTTGTAAGGACTGCTTTTTTAGCAGGAGTAGGAGTTACAGAAACCGTTGTTGTAGTGGTTATTTCTTCTTTCACGGTGCTTGTCGTGGTTGTTTCTGTGGTGGTAGTAGTAGTCGTAGTAGTTGTCTCTGTTTCTTCTGTCTGTGTAGTAGTTGTTTCTGTTATGTCTTCAACAGTAGTATCTTCTTCCTTTGTGATATATTCTAGTTTATCACCAGAAAATGCTGTATCTTCTGTATCGGGTTCTTCGACAGAACTTTCAGACACAACACTTGATTCATCTTTATTAGATGTGGGAAGTAAAATAACACCTAATGCTAGAATAGAAACAAATAATACACAAATAACACTTGCAATAATTTTAGTCTTTTTCATTTTAATAACTCACCTTTCAATTTAATTATTCATTAGCTTGTAAAGTGAGTTGACACCTAAAAATAAATTTGATTGAAAGTTCTCCTTACCTTCCAACATCAAATCTTTACAATCCCGTAGAGATTGCTTTCCTCCTTTAAGGATCTTCCTTAAACTAGGTTGTCAACTCTTTGGGAACATGATCAAAATTCTAGTTGTTATTCTAGGATAAATTCAATTTTCTCTGACAAAATAGAAATTTAGATTTTGATATGTTCCGGATTCAGAACAATCAAAAGCATCACGTCCTTCCAAAATTATACTTTTTATAGTATAACACATTGTAAAACAAAAGTCAAGTGGAAAAATGTAAAAATTTCTCCACTTGATTTCTAAAAATGTGTGTACTTAATATAAATTATCCGCCCATTGACTGATTTTTCCTCTATAATTTTTAGTTAATTTACATACAGCAAAATTTGGGTCGTTAGTATCATTACAATATTTTATATATCGTTCAAATCCACAAGAAGTATCTTGTGTATCTTTTTGAAGTTGATGCCCTACTACAATTATTTTGCAGTTATCGTTAGCTCTTGTTAATGTCTTTTTAAGATCATCAAAACTATAATTCTGACTCTCATCTAGTATGACAACAGAATCCTCAAAGTTAGTTCCTCTTAAATAGGTGTGAGTTAAACATTTTACATAACCACTACATTCCATCTTATCTGTTTTCGCGGTTAGTGATTCGTTATATATAACCTTATCGGGAAACAAGTTACATTTTATAATTGCTTGATATATTGGTTCAAAATATACCTCAGATTTCTCTGTGATGTCTCCTGGAAGAAATCCTTGTTTACTTTCACCATATGGACTTACAACATAAATGATGTTTTTATACAATCCATATTCATATAGGAGGTTTGCTGTTGCAAATGAAATAAGTGTTTTACCTGTTCCAGCTTTGGCATCACAGAATATTAAACACTTGTTCTTATCCCAAATACAATCTCTAAAATAGGTCTGGTTCTCATCTAATTGAAAACCATAGAAAGGATGTTCGGAAAGTGTTTCTGGAACATCATTAAGGTTTACAGGTTGTTTTCTAGGTCTGCCCATGTAAACAACTCCTCTTCAAAATAATTTCTTTTTATTAGTAATGTATCGAGTTATTACTTTTTGTTCATTACTGGATTTAGGTTTCTTTGTTAATGGGTTTCCACTAACGGTTGTTGTTTCTACAATTCTTACATTATGTCCATTCAAATTATCGAACCTACTACTTTGTGTAATAATAGGTTGATTTAATTTCATAACATGAAAATCAAAATCAACATAGCTATCGGAACTGTTTATACATTCACCCAACTTAAATCCATCCACATAATGCAAATAAAAAGTATTTTCTCTATGTATTAAAACATACCTTAAATGACTATCTACAACATATAAACAGGTTAGATCATATCCTTTTGGAATTCTGGAAACAACATCAGCTAATAGGAAGTCCATTGTTCACGGTTCCTGTAGAAATAAGATCTATAATAGGATATGTTTTAAATGGTTCACACCAACCCCATTCATCCTCAATGAAATTAGGAATATCCGAAACACGATAATCGTTTCTATCATTCTTAATCTGAACAGAGGTAAATATAGCATAAGGTAGCTGTTTAAGGTCTCTATAATATTTGTAAACATACCTGTATCCAGAAGCATATAGACCCATTAGTATGTCTACGACATTATTAGAAAGAATGGTAGGTGGTGAAATTCTTACGTTAAACCCATAACTGTTTATAATGTTGATCATTTCGTCATCTGTAAATTTAGCATCTACTGGAATTAATGTGGATTCTCCAATGTTTACAAATCCACTAAAATATTTTATATTAGTATTGTAATCAGCGATTGTAATCTGTGTACCTGTTAGATCTTCACCTGTATATTCTGTTACTAATATACGAAGATTATTATAATCCGATCTTGCTCCGGTTAATTGGTTCCAGGTACTTATCTCTAGTATGTTAGCCAATATAGTTCACTTCCTTTTAACTTACTGCCGAAATTATTTTATCTACAACAGAGTCAGTCTCGTAACCAGCCGTATTTTCTTTTGTTCCTGGATTATGTAATACGTCATACCACAATGTGTTAGATGTAGAAGCATCTCCAACTTTTTCAAGTATTTTGTCTCTTGTCCATGCAATAGGAGAATCGGATTCTACAATAACACCTTTTTGTTTTGTACCAGCATTATGTAAAATATCATACCAAACAGTACCGCTAGTGCTACTATTCGAACCTAGTCTTGTAGCAATATTGTTTACAGTTGTAGCAACAGAACTGATAGAGGATCCACCGGAACCAACATTACTATTTATAGTGTTACTATATCCGAACAATGTAGAAGTTCCTGTGTCTCCGGAGGCACCTATTAATATATCTATTTTCTTCAGTTTACCATTTAAGGTTGCGGCAGATGCGGAATCTGTACTTTGACCTATTCTACCTTCTACATCACTAAATGAATTAGATATAGTAGTTGTTTGGTCTTTAACAGAGTGAGCTACACTATCATCGCTCGTAGTACTGTCACGAAGTGCTTTAGAAATCGTGTAAGTATCGTTATCAGCCTTAATGTTAGTAGCAACTTTTTCTATGGATGTTTTTAATGCAATAAGTGTACCGTCTGTACTATCATTAAAATTCTCATCCATAACGGTTATAGAATCAACAACATCGTCATTATAATCTTTCAATGTATTTGTCTTATCTATACTTGTCGCGATAGTATTATCAAAATAAGACGGAGGATTTCCGGTTGTTTTAGTGATATCATAATGTAACTGCCAGCACAAGGTATCGATTGATTTAGTTACAGTATCACTAGAAGCGTTCTCCGCTAATGCGGTTTCTAGTTTATCTAACCATAATTTAGCTTCATTACTAATTGTACTCGCTGTCCATGATTGAACCTTAACACCGTTTGTACCTATTTTATTGCTGTCGCTAAACTTCTTTTCCATTATAGGTGTAGGTATTCCGGAAACATAAATCATATAACCTTTATATTCAATACCCGTTTTTATCTTTGCATAGAAATGGGAATTACCTACTAACAAAGAGCATTCACTAACTCTTACCACAAGTGGATCAGAAGCTTTCGCTACATAAGGATAATCGGATTTAGGAGTATACGGCATATAAAAACTCCTTTCACTTTATGATGAAAGAATTTCTTTCTTTTCTAAAAGTAACAACTTCTATTGTTTTTAGAAACTCTTTATAAAATGTGAGTATACCTGTGTTTGTTATATTCACGTCAGATTTATTAAACAGACCGTATCTATCGTCCTTAAATAAATCGGGCTGATGAATTGGTTTTAAGTACCACGAATAGATAGTTTGATTGGAAATGTTTGTGTGCCAACCATAGTTTAATTCATACTCGTCTATTTCATTTACTTTTAATTTCACAATATCTCCAGGAAGTAAAAACCCAATACCTAAAACATACAGACATTCTGTTGTATAAGTATATTCATCCTTTAAATATGTGTATATTGTTCCATCTACCTCACGGGTGAGCACGTCAAACTCACCATTATCGTCAAATGCAACAGATATAGAACCTTGTAGTAAATTACCTTCCAAATCATAAAAAGAAAAGTAAGGTATACTATCACTTTTTCTATTATCGTGTAAATTGTTGAATGTGTCAAACATTCAATCACTCTCCCTGTTTATCACTAACTTCAGCTTCTATGACTTTCGATGTATCAAATTTAGATAATTGTGCTAACAGACTTGCTGCAAGATTTCTAACCTCATCCCTGGAATCAGGATCAATAACAGTGGCGGAACCTCCATCAGGTGTAATGATATTAGTGGTATTAATGACAATTTTCTGTAACCTATCATCTTTAAGAACCTGTGTTACCGTTAGATTAGCGTCTGTCAAACATTTGGATACAGTTTCCATCGCCAAAGATATCATAGATAGATTTGCTGGACCGTCATCTATTTGTTCTGTAACAGTATCAATAAATTTATTCTCCAGTTTCTCCATGAAGGTTGTTAGCTTGATAATGCGTTTAAGACTGTTTCTTGCCTGAACTACCAAGAACAATTTAGTTCTATCTATAAGCTGTTCTCCATTTATGTCTATAACTGTATCCATATCGTCGTTAGCAAGTTGTTTCATCATAGACATGGAAGTAACTTCCGGATCACCTAATTCAAGTTTCACATCTTCTTGTTCCATCTATTACCCCTCACTTTCTAATCTAGAATACAACTCTTTTAATCTATCACTATATAATGTAGCAAAAACTTTCGGAAGATCGGTTTCTCTATTTAAAAATGCTTTATATATATCTGTTTTAAATCCACTACATGGTTCGAATTCGAAATCTAAATGTAGGGAAGGTGCCTCTGTAAGTCTATGTTTTTCGTGAAATGTTCTAGGTTTTATTGTAACATTTCCTATAAGAGGTATTTCTGTTGTTACCTCCATTTCGTCTAGTGGGGTATCTAATGGATAATTACATATACTCTCTGTTACTTTATAACAGATTAGTGTTTCTACTAATCTTAAAAAATCGAAATTATATTTATATGGACTTCCTTGAAGTTGTTGAATTTCAACAGCAATTTGTTTTGAATCTTTCGTAGAGGTACTACCTTTTGTTCTGGACATTATTTGTACAACCTCCTCAATGTTTGAAGTAGTGTTTTACGATTATAGGAAAGCAATCTTAATATTTTGGAAACACATACCTTGATTTGAGTTACAGAGTTATAATCTATATTCATTTCTAATTCGTCTAGTAGTTTATCAAAGGTATCCGTTTCCTGTGTATATACTTTTTCTAATTTTACTCTTGCACATCTATTAAATAGTTGACACGGTGTTTCTTCATTGTTAAATAGATTATTTATATCCGTATAACATTCTTGTATGATACTCATAATCAATACTTCCTGTTCCCAAAGTTATATTTTTCCATTGTTTCCTTTAACTTGTCTAACTTATTATGCATTAACTTACCTTTGGATGTAGGTATATCACACATTGTTAGACAGTCTTTCCAAGGTCTCTTTTCGATCTCATAATATTGGAAAAGTAATAATACTTGCATAGCGTCTGAGAATTCTTTCTTTGTAGGAACCTTAACTGTTTTACCTGCAAAATATTTAATAAAGTTCATAAAAGAATCTATATCTAATAAATAACATAATTCGGATAAAGTTGTATACTCAGGTACCTTGTGTAGATCATATAAGAAACTACACAAAATAGAATAAACATCGGGTTTGCTTAAATTACTTATCACTTCTGATAAGTTCGGAGTATTCTTCATCGTTTACTCTCCTTCTCCTTTGTGAACGATTCGTCAACTATTAACTGCATTTCTAAATCGGCATCTACGTTATCCATTATAGATTCTGTAAAACCTGCATTTCTAAATTCTTTTTTAAACTGTTCCATAACTATTTCTACATAAGGTTCTATATTCGGTTCTATTCTAAAATAAAATGGCTTATCCTTATCTATCTCCCTTAACAGGTTTAGACAGACATTTGTGTATAAGGATAGCCACTCTTTTGTACCTTTTTTAAATTTTGTTTTAGACATGGTTTGTTCTATTAGTGAGGGTATGTTATCTAACAATATGTTTCTTTGCATTTTATCAAATTCTTCTGTACAAGACATTGACGAACTTGCACACATTCTTTTTACTTTTTCTCTTAAATGTGGGTCTGTTTCTGTGTTTATTATTTCATGTTCTATTTTCTTTTGGTTTGGAACATATGATAATTTTATCATTTTTCCTATATAATATATCCAGGCATATATTTTTCTTCCGTTTAGTACATTTATCCATGTATCTGCCGCTACATCATGACAGACATCTTCGACACCATTATAACCATAATAAAACTTATTTTGATTTATAAAAATGTATGCTAATTTTTTAAGTAGTACATACATTTCTTCATTTCTTGGATCATTTTCTGCGAGATAGGTTAATCTTTGTTCTATCTCCAATATTTTCTTATTTCGTGTTGGTTTGTCTTTCTTGTCTGTCATTTATATTACCCTCTTTATCAAATAGCTGTATGCTCTGTAATCGTTCCTTCTTCCACATCTGATAACATACAGGACCGAAACCGATAGACTTGCTATGTTCTCCTCGAAGCAATTTACCACACCTCCGACACAATACTTGTTCCTCTTTTTCCACGTTCTCTTTGATATTCATGTTTCACACTCCTCACATGACGTTTACAATAAGATAATCCACAACATCTTCCGATGTAACAATACCTTGTTTTACAGCTTTTTCGTAATATTTTAAATATTTCATGAATGTAACAAGTTCTTCTATTTTATATTTATTTACATACTCCATAGCTGTTTTGACTTGATAACCTGTTAAACCTGTTGATTCTGTTACGTTTTTAGTACCTGCTAGTGTTATTTGAAGTACAGCCTTTACATTGTTATGAAGTAAAGAAACAATCATTAAAGGATTATCACCACGTTTTTTAGAATTTTCCATAAAAGAGTAGACGTGTTTATAATCTCTTTTCATAATACAATCTACTAATTCATACACTTCACCACTTATTTCAGAATAAAAAACTCCATTCTGTTTACATATTCTAAAAGCATCGTTATCTGAAAGTCTTCTAGCTTTCTTTAGATTCTTAACTTTATCAACTTCTAAAAGTATTCTACCATAACTTTTACCACATAATTCGGCAAGGTACAAACAATCCTCTTCGGATATATCTAAATCTTTACGAATGTATTTACACAACATACTTTCAGACAAATATGTGAACTCTACAATATTATCTACAAACTTCTTACTAAATTTAGAACGTGAATCTATATTTCCGTATTTCATGATTACTGTGATATTTTTTGATTTGAGTTGTTTCTCAAGCCCTTCCCAGCTCTTTTCATCCGTTAAGAATGATTTATCATCACGAATAACATATATAGATTTACTACTCGCAAATAAAGACTTGGTATTCAGTGTTTTGATAATGTTTTGTATAGACTCAGATTTATAGGTTATTCCACCTATTTTCTCACATAATTTATTGATGTATATATTCAGTATTTGAAATTCTTCCCCATAAAAGATATACAGATTTCTAAATGATCCTTCAGACATGGATTTTTTTAGTTCCATCAAGGTCATTAGTACACACCTCCGGCAATATCAATATGGGTATTTAGAATCCAGTTATCGATAATCATTTGTTTACTGCTACCCTTCATCTGTAACTCAGACAGATGTTTACTGGTGTTTTTAATTATTTTACAGAATACTTCTGTATCTTCCTTGCTACAATTTTCTAATAGATAATTATTACAACATAACATGATACATCTTAAATACAGTATTGGGTCAAACTTTTCGGAATCTTCATCTTTCTTTAAATTTAGAAAGGTAGCTATTTTGAATTCATTGGCAAGATTAGCAGAACCTATAAACTGAATAAACTTATCTGCTAGATTATATAATTCTGTCACGTCTAGTTTGGAGCAGTTAAGAACATCCTGTGGTGTACTACATATACTCTTTACAATATTTAATTCTTTAGGTTTGAATTCTATCTTCTTTTCGTTTATGAAATCTTGTAAATCTGTTTGAGTATATGGGTCTAAATAAAACACAGTTCCTCTACTAACAATAGTCCCTAAAACAATATTGATATCTTGAACAGTCATAATGAAATATGAGTCATTAGGAGGTTCCTCTGTAACCTTAAGCAAAGCGTTTTTAGAGGTAACAGACATACCGTCACAATCAAAAAACATATATAAAGTTTTTTCTGTGACTGTGTAAGAATTATATATTACTTCTCTAACACTATCAGCTTTGATGTCACAAGGAACAAAATTAGCTCCTAGCTGTTTAGAAATGTAATCAGATATTAGTTTTTTACCTGAACCCATATTACCCACAAGAATACTAAACCTAGGAAACCTTCCATGTTCAATTAAATGATTTATTCTATCCAGCAATTTTGTTTGACCACATATATACATAGTCATGCCTCCGAACAAAGTAGAATAAATGTAGACTCAATCATAGGTTTAGGTGTAGATTCCCATTTTATACTATTGTTCAGGTTAATCATTTCATTAAGGAGTGTAATAAAGAACTTGAAATCCGAATTATTATATTTGGACATTCTATTATCATAAAGATTAGGTATTTGAATAAATTCGAAAGATCTACAAATATCATATTTACAAAGATCTAACACAAATGCATTGTAATTCTTGATAAACTGCTTTAGGTCCATACCATCTCTATAAATAGTTTCAATTATATTTATGACTGTTTTCTTATTCATCTTGCACAATGCGTCTGTAAGATCAAAAAGTGTATTATAGTCAACCGTTCCTAATGCTTTAACAACACTTTCCATGGTAACATCGTTAGAAAAACCTAATACTTTTTCCATAAGAGTAATAGCGTCACGCATACCGCCATCAGCGAGTTTTGCAATATAGCTAATTGCGTCTTCATTATATGTATAGGAACATCCTTCCTTATTTTCCATTTCCAATATATACTTCAGACGTTTTGTAATACCGCTGTGAGATATCTTCTTAAAATCATATCTTTGTACTCTTGATAGAATTGTATTAGGTATTTTTTGAGGATCTGTTGTTGCAAAAATAAATATACTTGTAGGTGTAGGTTCTTCAGTTGTCTTGAGTAAACATTGCCATGAGGTATTGCTCAGCGAGTGGGCCTCATCAATGATATACACCCGATAGTCACAACCAATAGGCTTAAACTTCGAATCATCTATTAGTTTTCTAACATCCTCTACACCACTATGAGAAGCTGCGTCTAGCTCTACAATACCATTTCCATTATTGTTAATATACTTTGCAAATAGCCTGGCATCGGTTGTTTTACCAGTGCCCGCTGGTCCACAAAACAAATAAGAGTTTCGAATTGATTTAGTTTCAATCTGATTCTTCAATATTGCTTTGATAACATCCTGTTCTACTACTTCTTCAAATGTAGCAGGTCTATACTTCACAGCTAATGTTGGCATAATAAGAGTTCCTCCTGATTATAAAATAGAAAAGTGTAGAAAATATTTCTACAATTACAGTATAACACATTTCCTAATAAAAGTCAATAGTTTATTAAAAATTTCTTACTTACTTTTTATATTTATAAATGTAAAAGCAGTATGTTTGTCACATACTGCTTTTATTCTAACTTTCATTTAGATATTCGATGAACTTTTTCATAACACTTTCGGGTAAAACATAATAGTTTTCACCGTCTCCAAAGTCAAATGCTAGTATAGGATAACGTTTTCCCATAGCGTAGCATTGTTCATCCACTTTTTCTAACCATTCTTTTTTAATAGAGAACGACTTCTTTTCTGTAATGCAAGTCTTACATTCGATTAAACAAGTATCACTAACCACATCACCTTTTAGAAAATCACTAGATCCACTACTTGTTTGAACTTTTGCACCTAGTTTTTTAGCGGTTCGTTTTTCTTGTCTATCACTATAATATCTTGTAGGTTTCTTTTCCATTATTGATCCTCAAGATAACTCTTAATAGAGTTTATAGATTCATCTGCGAAATTATAGAGAATATCAAGTTCCTGTGCCAATGTGTCTAGCTGTCTCATTCTTAATTTTACAGCTTGTTTTACCATGGACATGAATCGTTTCATAAGTTTCTTTCTGGCAATGCGCTCACCCATATCCTCATTATAAGCATCACCATTCTTGCAAATGGTTTTAGAAGTTATGATATAGATACCTTTATGTCTGTTAAGAAACAAATCTCCAAATTCGTACACAATAATTTCGGGTACGTTATCATAACATATTTTTGCCTGTGCTACGGTAATATCTCCGTAGTGCTTGAATGTAATGTCCAATGGGTCGCCTTTAAATTTTTTCATGTGTGTTTTTCCTCCTACAATATTCTTCACAATCTTCTTGTGTTATATAAAAAACATCTGAGCAAGGTAATTCCAGATGTTCTTCACTAAATTTATCGTATATATTCGTTTCTCTAATGGATAAGAACGAATCATTATAAGTACAATCATAAAATATAACATTATTTTGAATAGACATATTAGTAACAATAATTTCTTCCGTTTTATAATTGGATTTATATTCTCTACAGCTACACAGTTTATAGGAAACAGAGAAAGAATTATCAACTAATACTAATCCATCTTTATTACATTTATTACATTTCTTAGAACGTACATATTGTATCATGGGTCGATAAATAGTACACAGTCTAAACTTATTAAGAGATGTACTAGGTTTATCTACCTCGGCAAGTTTATTCTTATAATCAGAAACTTCTTTTCTTAATGAGTCTATATAGTTTAGAATACCAATTTTTGTCTCAATATCCTCTTGTAAATAATCTCTTGGATTCATTCATTTCCCCTTCTTAACATAATTTTGGGAACCTCCCTCATATACGAAAAATATACAAGGGAGGCTGGAACTTTCGTACCATTCACCGGAGGTGTTGTTCCCACAGGAAGTTCTAGGATAGGAGGTCGAGAACCCATGGACAAAAAATGGCATTCTTCTAGAATCTAAACTTTTGAACTTCCAAGCGATCTAGATTCTACTCGACATGACCCAACAAAGCTGGGTGTTGGTGTCCCGGAACAGAATCGAACTGTTGACACGGGGATTTTCAGTCCCCTGCTCTACCATCTGAGCTACCGAGACAAATAACGGAAGGAGAGGGACTCGAACCCTCGCACCTTACGGTCTAACGGTTTAGCAAACCGTCCCCTTCACCAGCTTGGGTATCCTTCCTAAAAGTGGATGAAGGGAATTGAACCCTCATTACCTGCTTGGAAGGCAGGAGTCTTAACCATTCGACGACATCCACAAAGTCCTCACAGTAGGACTCGAACCTGCGACCTACCGCTTAGAAGGCGGTTGCTCTATCCAACTGAGCTATGTGAGGAGATTAACTACAATTATGACAAGTGTAATGACTACCATCGATAAATAATTGTCCAGACCAATTTGTATGAACATTAGGTAAATATAATCTAAATGTATCGATTATCATTTCTTTTATTATAGATGTATTTATACACTTATCCATATAAACATTTGATTCGTATATAACTGTTCCATTCACTTGTTTATGGGGTAGTACCTCAACTCTTCCTCTCGGAAAATAGTCATAAGGAACAGATTTACCATTTACGATACATTCGTTTTTTAATGTTTCCCAAGATTTCTTGTGAAGTAAGTTTGTCATAAAATATGGATCATTAGGATCAACTGGATCTGTTAATGCTACTAGTTCGTTATCTATAACCCAAAATATTCCTTCACAAGGAACTTGTAGACTTTCATAAACCATCATCATTTATCATCCTTATTCATAATACAGCAAGAATATAGAATTAATGTCATGAATACAGCTACAAATAAAATAACTTTCATATATTATTCCTCCTTTATGGAGAAGAAATGGAAGAGATTGGATTCGAACCAATGAAGCACATAGGCAACAGATTTACAGTCTGCCCCCTTTGACCAACTCGGGAACTCTTCCAAATTATATTTAATGCCGGGTGAGTAGTTTCAACCTCACGCATTCCCGTCCAGAGTTACATAACCTTTTTAACGGAGTTGGTCCTCCGAATGTTCTGTCGTAGGGACTGTATTTTCTTTTCGACTTTTAATGCTTGTCTACCGACAATAAATATAATGACCCTAACGGGATTCGAACCCATGTTTTCAGAATGAAAATCTGACGTCCTAGACCAGACTAGACGATAGGGCCGGTGGTTGTCGTGGCTGGATTCGAACCAGCGTAAAGCACATACTGCTGGCGGAGTCAAAGTCCGCTGCCTTTCCACTTGGCGACACGACAATAACGAATACTACCTGTGGGACTTGAACCCACATTCCTTTCGGAACTGGTTTTTGAGACCAGTGCGTATGCCAATTCCGCCAAGGTAGTAGTATAAGAATCGGAATGACAGGATTTGAACCTGCGACATCCTGCTCCCAAAGCAGGTGATCTAGCCAAACTGATCTACATTCCGAAATGTCACTAAACATTTCTATTCAGTGACATCTAGACTACTTTTCTTATGTAGTCTACAGAACCCTTATTCAGCTTAAGAATATCCTATTAGGGTGTGTCCATCAACTAGTTGAACAAATCAACTTTTTTAGTTTACTCTACTTTATGGACAAACAATCTTGGTTTTCGATTGCTACATCTAATCCTGATATTCTAGGATTTTGATGTATTTCAAGTAAACTATAATGCTGCTGACCGGACTTGAACCGGTACGGTGTATCCACCGAGAGATTTTAAGTCTCTTGCGTCTGCCGATTTCGCCACAGCAGCAAATATTAAGACAAGGGTGAGATTCGAACTCACGATCGTGGTGTTGCAGACCACTGTCTTAACCTCTTGACTACCTTGTCGTTATGTGAATCTGTTTTGTATGTACGCCGATAATCGTTCTTTCAAAATTATTCGTGTAACAGATTCACATAAAATGGGATTGGACAGGATTCGAACCTGCGATCTGGGCTTTGTGTGCCCTTGCCTTACCCACTTGGCTACAATCCCTAGTGGAACACCAGTACCTCTCCCTTTCGACCGATGTATTAACGAACTCCACCTAAATCCGTCCTGTAAGACCTAGTACAGGAAATATCATTTAAATATAACAGGCGTCCCTGCTTCCTATTTAACCCATAAGTGGAGTAAGGTTTTACTGCTTACCTTCAAACATCGTCATCTAGGTCCGGATCCTAAATGATTCCAGGTAACTAGGATTACCCTTGAAGCTGGATGACGGACTCGAACCCCCGACCTGCTGATTACAAATCAGCTGCTCTACCAACTGAGCTAATCCAGCAAAGTGTCTGTCTATCCAGACTGTCATAAGGCACTGCCACTTATGTTACCGTCTACCGTAAGCCTTATTCCCCTCTCGACGACCATTAACGGAGTGGTCCATTCCGGATGTCTTGTTAAGGTACAAACTCTTAAACCTTACTTTCTCAAGGTTATTTTATAGAACCGTTTGATATAAGTAATAAACCTTTCAGTTCTTTTGGCTCCCGTAGACAGACTCGAACTGCCGACTTGATCATTAACAGTGACCCGTTCTACCAACTGAACTATACGGGAATGATAGGAACCCGGGGACTCGAACCCCGACAAAGACATGGCTTATAAGGCCACCGCTCTCACCGGTTGAGCTAGGCTCCCATATAATATGTGTTATATTTATATAATAACACATATTGCATTAAAAGTCAAGTAGTTTATAAAAGATTATGATTACAAAGCAGCCACGAGGAAACCTATACGGTCATGAGATTAACCCGTAAACCTTTTACCGTGGATTTTGTAAAACCTTATACTTTTCTCTTTACGTTTTAACCTTTATATGTAACTAATATTTGATGTTTAAGGTTTTAACTTTGAGCTATAATCTTTAAACTTTCTAGCTGAATGAAGTGGATTCGAACCACGACTGGATTGGTAGTCCAGTGCTTTCCAAATTATATAACTCTCAACCAAAGAAAGTTTGAAAGTTCTTTAAAATCTCAATTATTGGCGAGATCTTCAAGAATATATAGCTCTCTATTAACGCTTAGAGAATAACGAATCTCAATTTATAGTTTTCGCTTTGCAATCACAACCCCAAACTCAATTAACACTCAAACTCAATTATAGTTACCGCGTTAGATGTAGAAAGTGCTGCATCAACTTTCGTATTATAGAAATCAAGTTCGTTTTTGAGTTCTTCAATCTTTTCTTTAAGATTGTTAGGATCAAGCAAGTCCGTTGTGTTAGCGGCAATATAAGCATCCCTGCTTGTCTTAACAATGGTACCATCAATACCTTCCTTATTACCAAACAGACTTGTGACATATCTGTCAGCAAGGTCTTCAATGGCACTATTGTTATTATTCACTCTGTTAATAGCAGTTTTAAATTGATTAGCGAGTGTTTTTACTAACTTCTCAACAAATGTAAGACCGACATTCTTGTACTCAATAAGTTCGGCAACTGTCATAGTAATGGTAGTTCCGTTTTCTTTAGTAAGTGTAACAGGTGTTACAGCATTACTCTTTGTGATAGCCTTCTTAATGGCATTTCTGCGTTTAATAAGGTCTTCAACCTTTTGCAATGCGGACTTCATGGACTGGTTATATTCCTCAATACTTTTACCCTCAATCTTTGTGTTTGCGTGTTTGTTACAATTAATAAACACATTGGAGTCCAATTCCTTTTCAATTCTTTCCGCCAGAACTTTAAGTTCAGCCAGACCTTCGTGAACGGTCATTGAATACTTTGTCATAATAGTCTTCCTCCATGAAATTTAAGATTTTATATTAATTGATATGGGCATTAGCGGATTCGAACCGCTGACTTTCTCCTTAAAAGGGAGTTACTCTACCAACTGAGTTAAATGCCCCTATACAACCTTTAAAACCCTACATCGTAGGTAAAACTTGGTTGAATTTAGTTTTATTAAAGGAGAATGGAATGAGATGGACAGTCGTTTTTTATTTCCTTTATCACTATCCGTGTTTACAAACATATTATAACACATTATTCAGATATTGTCAAGTACTTTTTGAAATTTTCTTTTTATTTTTATATTTAATTTTTAACTACTCTTTTCACTTCTGTTTCTGGAGAAAGTATAACTGGATCCCCTGTGTTAGGGAATGCGATAACAAAATCACCTTTTGTTGTTTCGTGCACTTTATAACAGTTGAATTTATAAAAGAACTGCTCACCTTGCTTCAGTTCTCCGAGTTTCACAGAGAAATTTGGAATAGGAATTCTTTTATATCTTGCCCAGGCAATAGCAATACCTGTTTTTGGATTATATTTGTCAGTTTCTTTGCATTTAACAGAAGCTGTTTTTCCAGTCTTACTATTCATAATAAAAACTGTGGTACTTTTATCTGAATTAATAAAAACATCCTGGTGAAGATTAACTGTTTTTATAGTTTCCTTTATATAATCCATCCACATTGAATAACACCATTCATCGAATGTTTTGCAGTTTTTTCTCATGATAACACCTCAATAATAGACTTTTTTACCTTTCTGTCACATAATTTCTGTTTACAATAATAGTATAACATATTTTTAGTATTTTGTCAAGTAGTTTTTGAAAAATGAATATAAAAAGTCCTCCTAGTAACAGGAGGACTTTTTGTGAAATATACACAACACTTATCCTAATTTACCTTTTAGGTTTTCATTTTCCCAAACATAAGTTGCCATCATGTCTGCTCTATGTAATGCAAATGCTAAAGTATTTTTAGCAAAGGACTCACTTAAATTACCAACTGTACTGTATTGAGATAAGTCATAAGCTCCCATATGCCAATATATTGCTTGTGCTTCTTCGTCTGTTAATTTAATGAATTTTTGAATCCTATATACAGATAATGCCCCGTGACCCATCTGGAAAGAATCTGTATTGTAATTATAGCAATCTACTGTATCCCATCTACCTGTTTCTGGATCTTTTACATTTTTAGTTCCTTTTACATATTTACCAGCTTTGCAAACATCATGAAGTAGACTGACAATAGTTGCAGATTCTAAAGAATGATATTGTTGCCACTTATCTTTACCACCATAAATAAAGGAGAGTTCATCTAGCATAGAGTAATAAACATTCATGGAGTGGTCACATAAACCACCTTCATAGCTCCCATGATATTTAGTGCTTGCAGGTGATGTATAAAAACCCACTTCTTCTAGATATACAAATAAATCAGGTACGCCTGGTCTATTTATGTTATCACTCATTGTTTTAATAAATGCACTCTTACTGCTTTCCATCTGTATTAAACTCCTTCCATTCATTCATATAATTTAACATACGAAGATAACCAAATATTAACTTGAAAAATTCCAATGCTTCAAAAGTTCCATCCTTCATGTCATAAAAAGGAAAGGCTTTCTTGATGGCATTTATATATGTCATTATATCCTTTTTGAATATTGTAGCAAACTCTTTATTCTTTGTTACATCATGAAAAATAATGTATTTAATAGGAGCACGATGTTCTTGTAATTTATCAATATCATAATAAGTGTTAAACAAAATGGAAGCCATGGAAATGTAAAGGTCTTTCTTTTGTTTAACATACATATCAAATAGTTTACTAACATTTTTGAACGCTAGTTTGTTACTTTGTTCAATCATTTGTTTTTGCTGGGTATCAAGTGTTTTCTCCTTGACAATTTCTTTGTTCTTCTCCAACTGTGGAAAATATCGTTTAAGTATATCCGAATATTTTCCTCCTTTATTAGAGTCTAGTTCTTCTTTAGCTTTCTTGCAGATTCTTTCAAAATCATTAAAGAAAACAACATCGAAAAAGTCATCGTACAGATTTGTGCTCAGCATATATGATCCTCCTTTATATAAATATAACACACCTGTTCTTGGCGCGTGTTATTCCAACATAAAATACCTTTATCTCTTCTGAATTATCCATATTTTTTATAGGAAATTTACCGTAAAGTGCTACATTTTCACATTCCAGTCCTTTAGAGGCATGAACAGTAAGTACCTTTATACACGGTTTCTCTGTTATCTCTTTTAGTTTCTTCTGTGAAATTGTAGACTGTTTAAAACAATAATGATTTATGTTGTGCTGCTTCAATAGGTCGTCTATCATTACCATTTCTTTGTTACTTCGTGTAAGTAAGAACCAATCTTCATTTTCGTTTAATTTTGACAAGAACTTCTCAAGTTGTGATTTTGCTACAAATTCCAAACTACCTTGATTTGGGTTCATACATACAACATCTTTCTTTATAATATCAGATGCCTTTTGGATAACAGCATTTGCATACATAAGAATAGATTTAGCGGTTCTATAATTTTCCGTTAAATAAAATACTTTCCAATCTGGATTCTTCATTAACGATAGAAATATGTTTACATCTCCACCTTTGAAACCGAAGATTGCCTGAAAGTCGTCTCCTATGTAAAAATTATTTTTTGCTTTTAACGAACGTAAAAAGTTATACTCCAAATACCCAATATCTTGAAGTTCGTCTACAAATAGATACTCAAGATCCAGTTTATTCTCTTTGAAATATTTAGTAGTTAGTTCAATTAATTCGTCGAATGTAATTATATTATTTAGTTTACACAAGGTAGTTACCGTCTCTCTATAGTAGTAACTATATTCTCTACCTAATAGTTGCATAATCTCTGTATATACTTGTTCACTAGGAAACTTATACTTTATATCGTTTTTTGACATTCTACCAGCTGATACAAGACGGTCATAGACAACAAACTGTTCATAATCTTGTAATGTACAATATCTAGCATATTTAGGAATTAGAATTTTCATAAATTCTGTTTGATACTCTTCCGAAAATATTTCAAAATCGTATCCAGTCTGTTTCAATAACATATTCGCATATGAATGTATAGTTCCAATAAAACAGTATTTGCTAGAAGGTGTATCGGATAAACGTAGGTATAACTCGTCGGCTGCCCTATTTGTGAATGTGATAATAACAATAGATCTGGCATCTACACCTGTATTTAATAAATGTTTGACACGTTCTACAAGTGTTCTTGTCTTACCTGATCCAGAACCGGCATCTACAATAATATTTTTATCTGAGCATAGTACAATTTCTTTTTGTTGCTTACTCAACTCCATCTGTCTTATCCTCCGTTCTGTTTAGAAATCTTTGTCGGACTGCCTCTTTTTGTTCATCTGACATTTCACGTTTCTTGAACGGATCAATGATGGAAACACCCTTTTTGGAACCTTTGAATGTTTTGCTACAAATAGTTCCATCTTTATAATACTGTGTTTTTATACATATCCAGTTCTTCTTTTCCAGTTTTCTCCAATATTTGGGTATACTTGTATCAGCATACCACACACCTTCAGCTTCATTGTAAAGAAGAACTATTTCTCGTTCGTCTTTGGTGAGTTTTTCTAATACAACTTCTTCAGATTCGGATTCTGCGGTATTTCTGATATTTTCTACATAATCCTTCTCTTTCTGAGTCATGTTTGTGTCCTCCGTCATCCATAAATTTCTTTATTTATATGATTTACAATTTTATCGTACACATCCTTATTTTCTGGATCTTTAAGAAATGGAATGAGTTTGGCTTGACCATTTATCTTAATGTCTACCTTATTTCCATCTTCGTCTGTTCTGGAAAGTAGTTCACCTGTTTCCGGATCCAAAAACGTAAACCATGCACCTGCTTTATTTATAATACCACTTTTAATTCCTAGATCAATGTAATCAATAAGTGGTTCAATACCGTGATCATATGTTAAGGTATATGAGCCTAACTTTCTATCTGGCTTACATACCTTTGTCTTTGCAATACTCATCATTACTTTATGTCCATATGGACTTTCGTGACTCTTTTTAACCTCATCGAACTTCTCATCGAAAGGTGTACCTTGTCTAAACATAGCACGAACGGAACAGACGTGTTTCCAACATTTACCACCTGGAGTTGTAAATGTAGGTCCACCATAACCGGCATTAAGGTTATCTCTTACTTGATTTATACCTATTAAGGCACAGTTTCTTTTAGAACATATAAGTTCTACTTTTTTAGAGAATTTAGTTAAAGCTCTGGATATACCACCATATGTAGAATCTTCAATGTCCTTATCCATTTCCTGCTGGGATACCATCATTCCAAGACTATCTATAACAGCTAGTCCAATTTCACCGGCATCAATAAGTTGATAGACCATATCAAATATTTCTTCAGCGCTCTGTGATTCTGGAGACATCATATAAAGGTCATCTACACAAACACCTAGTTTTTCTGCCCACTCATCATCAAAAGTATTTTCACAATCAATCCACAATACTTTTCTAGGACCAGTTTCACGAAGTTCGAGTAAGTAACCGGATTCTTCTTTATTCAGTTTCTCTTTGTTTTCCAATTTATGGATTTTCTCTTCCCATTCCTCCTGGAATAGCTTTTGGGCATTTCCAGCAATATCGAGTGCTGTGGTTGTTTTACCCGAACTCTCTTCACCAAAAAACTCAACAATACGTCCTCTTGGAATACCACCATATAACATACGGTTTGCATTAGGACTACTAAATGGAATTCTAGCACAATTATGAATAATAGTACCTTTTGTGAAAAGTTCCATTTTGTACTTCTTGTTAAACTCCTTAAATAGTGTTTCTGACTTGGTCATATCATTACCCCTTAATTCGTTTTTGTAGGAGCTACCTTGGATAACTCCAATTCAGCCATTCTTCTGGATACTACCTTTTTAGCACTTTGTAGAAGTTCTGTAGCATAGGATACTTTTTGTTTGATTATATCATAAGCACTTCCATATATAGTAGAGACCAATGTTTTATTCATAACAGCATTTGTTGCTACAGCTTTTCTATAACCTTCTGTACCTGCTGTTTCTGTATAAATATCATTATAGTCTGTTGTTTTGGAAACATCAGACATATCCTGTTTAAGACCTAATAACTCTTGTTGTGTTCCACAGAAATACAAAAGAGCTGGTATTGTCATAATAATATCGTCTAATTCAGCATCCGTTATGTTGTTACTTCCGCCATCCAATAATTCAAATACATACTGTACATACTGGTCTAACTTATCACAACATTGATGAACTAGAGAGTCCACAATACTTCTTGCATACTCTGTATTAACATCTAATGTTTCCAATAGCTTTTCAAGTTCATCATTTGTTAATTTTGCCATCGTACTCACTCCATATCTTATCAGATTCTTGGTGAAGTTTGTGTAAGAACCTATCACCGAAATAGTCAAACATAACACGTTTCTTCATACCATCAATTAAGATATGTGGAATAAAATCTTCATTAGACGAATCTGTAACTAGGTTTGTAATGTTTAGTGATTTAGCACCACTATTACGATGTCTCTGTAGATCTTTAATATTCACAAATGCTGTAACATCGTGGTCCATAAACCAAACACACACACCGGCTACACAACGGTATATTTGACTTTTTTCGTACATACCAATCCATTGATTCTTTGTAATATCCCCGGCATAGTTCAGTGTATTACCATATTTACTTTTACACTCCAAATAAAACATATCCGGAGAACTAAACATTGTAAAATCACAAATATTACGAACACCTGAATAACCTGCCATAGGGTCTATAAGTCTATCAAATGATACATTAGGTAGATTTTCTAGACTTTTCTTTATAGCACCCTCAAAGTCTTTACCTCTATTTACTGCTTTCATTTATTATCAACCTTACATACAGTTTTATAATCGCAATACTGACATATGTGCTTTGTTATATCCGTTTCTATAGGAGGAGGTGTTTTTTTATCTACATAACTCTGACAAATAGCAATTCTGTTATCAATATATTGTCTGTTTTCATCCGTCACTTCTACTAGAAATGATTTTTTAGTACAGAAATCTCTATTTTCATAAATAAAAATAACTTTATCGATTCCAAATTCTAGTGAGTATGTGTACGCTTGTATCCTATGTTCTGGATCCATTGCTTTTCTGTCCATCCATTTATAGGATGATTCTGTTTTGATTTCTATAATATAATATGTATTCTTATACTTTATAATTCCATCACACAAGAATACAATATTTCTTCTTTCGTCGTACAGTTTTACTTCATAGTCTTTCTTACTTTGAATTGTTAAAGGTAAATTATGTTCTTTAACAAACTCAACGACATCGACAAATTCACAGTCAACACCATATTCCTTCATTTTAGAAATAGCGTTTTGAATACGTTCGTGTCTATCCGTTCCACTATCACAAATACCGTAAAAATCAGATGTTTTACTGGATTGTTTATCCTGGTCAGCACCTATTACCTGATAGTACATATTACGAATACACTTCATCGAAGAAGGTTTATACGTTCTGGAAGGCTTTCCGTCCGAATACATACACACATAATAATCATCATTTGCATGATAAACAATATGAGAATTATCATAGCAGTTTTCCTTATTAGGTTCAGGTAATTCTGTTACACAAACAATATCAACTCTTCTATACGTTTCGGAACCTTCTTGTTTGGTGTCGAGATATTTATCCTTGTTATCGGTTATCTTTTTGAAATAATAACCTACTTTGTACTCATTCATTTTACGAATAGTGTAATCCAGATCCAAAAGAAAGGATGCTTCCGGAGAAACATCCTTCCCAGAATCTGCTACTAACCTATTCAGATTAAATAGTGGTTTCTGTGCCATATTTATGACTCCATTCTTGGGTCGTCCAATAGTGAAATAATCTGAATTACATTATCCTCTTCAATACGGAATGTAGAAGGTTCACCGTAATAAAGATGTACAGTTTCACCAACTCTAGCATTGAGTTGCTTCTTCAAGGATTCCACACCTACAAAACAGGTGAAGTCTTTGAAGTTGTTACTACCCTGATACGGTACCGTTTCAATACCGTCATCATGTGCAGACTCTACCTTAACACCTGCTTGAGTAAATGTCATGTACAATCCATTCTGATCATTATCACTAATAAACAGAGACAATCTATCAATAATATTAAGAAGAGCTGTTTTTGGAAGTATGCAATCAGAACCGTATTCTCTTTCCAAAATAGCATCGATAGTTGATACCGGATATTCTTCAATACCTTCTGGAAGTACAGCAAACAGTTTCATCTTCTCGGTCTTAAACAAAATATTATTCTGATAAATTTTATATGTAATGTCTTCTTCAGATGTCATACTTAAAAGTTCGAATACATTTGGTGGAATAAGTACGTCCTTATCAAATGTAGGTAACTGTGTAATGCAAATATTAAATGTATCCGCAGAAATAACTCTGTTCTTCAAACACAGATAATTTACCAGGTACGGTGCCTCCAATGTCAGTGCCAAAGAGGGCTTATTATGAAGAATAAGTGTTTTAATAACAGATGTTTTGATAGTTCCACTGTATTCCGGATTATTGATCTCGTGTACTGGATACTTAATAGGTGTACCATCTACATCAAGCTGAATTGGAATCTTATAAGTACCATTACCTGTAACAGAAATAAAACTATCTGTAACATCAATCTTGATATTCTCTACACTTGTTTTCATAATCAGTTTAGAGAATGTATCTACATTAACTGTAAATGTTACAGGATCTCCATTAAGAATTTTGTCAGTTACAGTAAAATAGTTATTAGAATCTGTTGTTGTAATAGAGAAGTTACCGCTGTCTACAACAAAATTCATCAAACTTGTAATAGCGCTGAACTTACTGTTTCCTGCACCTTTAATTGCCTTATTAATAGCTGTTTGAAGTACCTGAGTATTGATAGTAAATGCCATAATCTAAATCCTCCATCAATGTTTAGTTGTGATATTTGAATAAAGTTCCTGTCTCAAAGAAGCATTGGAACGGAACTCACCACCTAAAGCACAGGTCCTAGTAATACTAGGTTTCTTAATACCTCTTGCGGACATACAACTATGTCTACCTTGAATAATAACAGCAACACTATCCGTATTAAGAATTTTCTGAAGTATTTCCATGATGTCACTTCCAATACGTTCTTGAAGCTGTAAACGCTTACCTACCATATCAGCAATTCTTGCAATCTTGGAAAGACCTATAACTCTACCATTCGGAATATATGCTACAGATACAGTCATATCAAACATAAGTGCGATATGGTGTTCGCAGTAACTATAAATAGGAATTTCGTCTACAATTACAAGGTCTCCCATTGTAGTGTCCTCGAAACACTTATCAAACATTGTAGCGATTTCATCATTAGTATAACACATACCTTCAAATACTTCTTCATACATCTTTGCTACTCGTCTAGGAGTATCTAAAAGTCCTTCTCTATCTGGATTGTCTCCGAGAGCAATAAGAATATTACGAATGGACTGTTCAATAAGTTCTTTATTGATCTTTTTAGACATTCTCACACACTTCCTTCTTATCCTTTTTAAGATTTATTGGATTAAGGTCAATGTTCAATAATTGTGCTCTTAATTCCAATAAGTACAGATATCTGGTCATAGCTTCTTCTTGGTCTCTCATAATTTGATTTAAGGCATATTTTTCACTTCTACGTCTTTCATCGTCTTTAGTGTAACAGATTTCGTTGCTATAGCCTCTATCCATCACACGGCATTCTGCTTCTTCTCTAACATTATGAACATGAAGTTTATTCAGTCTAATTCTTGTCTGCCAATATTCAGCAAGAAATCTATCTCTAAAATCATCAGAAACAGAGGCTGAAATAGTATCTCCCATCTTAACTTCAACAATATCTAACATATTAAACTCCTCTCGCATTAAAATCCCAGATATACTTGTGAATTTGCAGTTGCATACGGACATCGAACATATTGTTATTCTTTATATATTCGACAATATCGGAGGGTTCTATACTTCCAAAAACAGGACTTACAAAAATATGGGGTAGATCTTCTGAAGAATAGGATTCTTTAATAAGGTCTACTACACGTTTCATATCATCCAGATCTTCATTAGTACCTACTACGAATTTAACTACATCCCAGCTATCCAAACTCTCTGTGAAGTTAGATACAATCATTTGATGATTAGCTCCGCTTGAAATAGACTTATAATCAACTGTAAATATAAGTTTATCCCATAAATAGGATGCTTCACTTGTGAACAATGCTTTCTTAAACAGTCCGATATCTACAGCACCACTTGTTTCTACATTAACTTCGAAACCTTCGTCTAGAAGCTCCTCGATAAGCTGTAACATTTCAGGTTGAACAAGTGGTTCGCCACCTGTAAGAGTTACATAAGGTGTTCCTTGTTCTTTACAATAGTCTACGATTTCGGAAACAGTAAGGTCTTTTATCTCAACACCTGCTGTAACTTCATTAGAATACATACTATCACAAAAAACGCAACGACAAGGACACCCAAAGGTTCTAATAAAAGTTGCGATTCGACCTGTACGAATACCTTCACCTTCAATGGATTTAAACATTTCGGTTATCTTCATATTATTACCCTCTTCTCCATGTAGCATGAGAATTAGTAGTTTCCCAAAGTTTAATTTCGTCCACAGTACATTCCATCCCTGGATAAGTAATATCCAAAAGTTTCTGAATGTCTTTCGCAAAAACTTTTGTCATATTTTCTGCAGAAGGAGCTTTATCCATTTCAAAAACTCTCATATTATTCTGTTTAAGAATACCTACGATTTGCCCTTCTACTGTATCCTTACCGTTAGATACATTAGTAATAAAACTATGATCGGGTACATAGTCTTTAAGAAGTTGATTTAACTTACTAAAATCTACTACGAAGTTAAACTTATTTTGATTTCTTTCGTACTCTGGACAACTAATTGTAACTTCCAGTTTATAGGAGTGTCCATGTAGGTTACCACAGAGTCCTTCGTAACCATAAAGAAGATGTGCTGCCTCAAACTCTACATGACGAGTAACACTAATACGATCCAAAATAAAAACCTCCTCTTTTTAATAGTTCACATCAGCATATTGGAGTTATAAAATTTCTCTTATAACACCTACATCTATAATATAACACTTTTTTTATTCGTTTGTCAATAGTTTAGAACAACTTTATGGCATTATTATTTTTTGTGGTATACCTTGGTTTTAAATTATCTGGTATTGTTATAGGTGTTTTTCTTGGAACTAAAACAGCATTATCTTTATATTTTTTATTAAGTTTTCCATTTATAAATAGGTCTGTATTCTTATACCTCTCAACAACCAGTTCATTATTTGAAGAATGAACTGACATTCGATACTCGTAATCCTTAAAAATTGTCGAACTTTCGGTATAATTGTAAGAAGAAGATATGAAAGTTGCTAATACATGAGTTTTAATATTATTCAACTTTAGAATGCAACAAAAATCTTTATCTTCATAACCTTCACCGTTCTCTGCTTTCAGATCATTATAATACAATTCTTTATTATAATATTTTTTAAAATTTCGAATAAGTGCGATACCTGTATCACCAATAGTTTGAACGTCCTCAAACACATAATTTGTTAAATTTAAAGGGTTTTCATAAACTAACTTCTTAAAAGGTAACTTATTTGCACTATGAGTTCGTATATAATCTAATTCAATAAACTTTTTTGAGTTGTTTATAATTTCGTTGAAAAATGTAAAAATGTCATAATAGTCATAAAAGTATCTATCATCATCACATAATAACATCCAATCGTCTTCACTGTCATAAAACTGTTTAAGAAGTTCATTTCTTGCATTTGCAGGACCAATACCTTTTTCATGTTTAATATAGTGAATAACATCATTTTCTACAAAATCTGAATCTTGGTAACCCTGTGACAATATATAAATAGAGCAATTTAATTTATACATAAGTGTTAATTGTTTATGATGGGCTTTAATTCTATCTTGTCGAACTTTCTCATCATTTGGAAGATAACTAATAATTCCAATTCTCAACATATTAAAAACCTCCTCTATTTATTCAAGATAATTTGAATATTTAGATACGATATTTTTAATATCAGTTTCTTCCTGTTCACCCCGACCGTAAGTACCTTTTAGAATATCCGGCATAATTTCTTTATTAATGTAATTAACTGCTGTTTTAATTTGGCTATCATTAAATTTATAACCATTTAGATCAAATGATACGAACTTTCTAAAGCATGGTTTGCACTTCCAACATTCATGCCCATCTATAGGATTATAACAACTAAAAGATTTCGTGAACGCTTCTTTAATGTCTCCACCGTTATCAACAAACATTTTAATTAGATCTTTCTTTGTCTTATCTTTAAAGTCGATATTAACCCTTACTTTTTTTCCTTTTGGAATCCAATGTTGTGGCTGATATAAAAAATTAAGGAGATCATTTGTCTTTTTTACAAACTCATAAGATTTATCTAAAACACGATCTCCCTTTGTTGCACCTAGGCAAATTTCAACATCCTCATCACCTGTAATGTTACATGCAACCATAACTAAATATAAATTCCTAAGTGGAATAATCGCATCAGGTCTTTCCCACATTCCAAGAGGAAAATCTACAAGTTCAACATCCCCACCGTCTGAAACTATTTTTTTAATTTCATTCTCTGAATACCTTGTATGCATATTTACATACAATTTAATATCCGGCTTCCAAATCTTATCAATAAGCCAACTATCCATCCCGCCGCTGTAAAGCAATACTTTTTTCATCTTAAAACTCCTTAAAATAATCTATTGGATTTAAGTGATCGTCCATCATAAGAAGTAGACTGACTCTTCTCATACAGATAATAAATATTCAACAACATTCGATATCTATAACTTTCTTGAGCCTGTTCCAATTTAATACCATGCTTTTCACAATAATTTGAAATAGAATCTTTTATCTCTTTTGAGCAATGCGTGATATTATCTTTATCGGAAACAGATTCTTTGCTTACCTTTAAAACTCCCCAATCCGTAAGAATTCCACCATTTGCACCTGTCATAATCCAAGAAGTTGCATCCATACTTGTGACAGGAAACTTCTTTGCGTTAGATAAAGTAGCACTTCCTAGAAAATGGGTTTTTACATTTGGATTATTACTTTTCTTTATAATATCGAAGCACTTTAGATAAAAGTCTTCTCTTTGTTTATTGGTAATCTCTTTATTTCCAGAAATACAAATATATTTTACATATTCACCACTAATTTTATGGTTTATAATTTGTTCTAAATACTTGTAATTCTCACCTTGGTGAAATACAGGGAGTAATTTTTGAGGACTTTTGCATCTTTCAATCATATATAGATAATTTTTCCAGGTGTTTATTGGAGATTCTTTTACCTGTTCATATGTCTTTACTTCTCCCCATTTTCCAGGGATATAATCAAGAGCAATCGCATAATCAATATATTCGTCATTCTCATTTAACCAATCAATATATTTGTCAATATCAAGCTCTCCACCCTGTCTATGAACAGTGAAAGCACCATTATCAATAAGGAGCTTTCCTTTCCAACCTTGCTTTTTATATTCAAACCAATTTAGAATAGAACTCATGTCATTCACAAATGATTTAAGAACATTTGCATTTAGATCTCGTATAAGATCAGTTGTTTCTTGACATTGTGATCCAGCAAAATAAAAATCGAAACTCAATATACATCATTCCTTTCATAGAGTCCTTATTTGTTATAAGGACTCTATATCAACAGGTTCACCGTACCAACTATAGAACAATTCAACATCACAAGTGAGTGGAACACAAAGATCACGTCCTGCATTTATCATACATTGACTCATCAATTCGGCACACCGTTTAGCATTTTCTACAGGACACTCTGCTATAATTTCATCATGTACAGGAATTAACATTCTGAAACCTAGTTCTTTTAGCTCCTTATTATTAAACAATTCTATTTGAGCTAATTTTGTGAGGTCCGCAGAACTACCTTGAACACGACTGTTTACGACCTCTCGTTTAGCCTTTGCAATATGTCCACTGTTATCTTTAATGTTAATACCGGATTGACGAATCTTTTCCTTTATCTTTTCCCTATCCTTATAGTTACATTTAAGAAGTTTATTTGTAAGACGTCTAACTTCTTCTTCTGGAACTTCTGTAGAGTAATTTGTCTCTTCATCCGAAAGTGGATCGAAATCAGGTGTCATACCGTTCTTATAGGTAAATTCGTAGTAAGGAAGTTGCATATCAGGTAACTGTCTTCGTCTTCCCCAAACAGTAGTAACATATCCGTATTTTCTTGCCATTTCCTCTGATTCTTCCAAGAACATAGCAAGACCTGGGAACTTTGATAGAACCTTATCGTAAATTGCCTGTGCTTCTTTACGATTTTTATGAAGTTGTTCACCTATAGATGCTGTACCTCTTCCATAAAGAATTCCGAGAACAACTGGTTTTGCGGTAGCTCTTCGTTCTTTACCTTCTTTACTAGTTGTTCCATCAGGACGCTTTTCACAACACTCTTCGTATAGAACATTAAAAATGATAGAAGCTATTTCAGAGTAGACGTCTTTTCCATCCTTATAAGCCTGAATCATCTTTTCATCCTGACTCAAATGTGCTGTAACACGAACTTCCTGTCCAGAATAGTCACATGATAACATAATGTATCCTGGAGATGCTGTAAACAACTGTCTTACATCATGCCCTGAATCTATTTCTGTTCCATCCTTTAACTTGAATGAACGGGAAGGGATATTCTGCAAATTCGGAGAGTCACTACTGACACGACCTGTTTCAGCGCCATACTGATTGAATTTACAGTGAATTCTTTTATCCGGATATTTGGATGCTTCTTCTGGCATCTTATCGATATAAGTGGAAACAACTTTTTTGAACTTTCGTACATCAGATATAGCATTACACAGAGGATGATCTAACTGTTCTAGTATTTCCTTGTCGGTTCCTCTAGGTTTTTCCTTATCTGGAGATTTTAGACCTAGTATATCATATAGAACGATAGCAAGTTGTTGAGTACTTCCTAGATTAATTGGATCAGATAACTTACATCCAGGATGACTTCTTCTATACTCGTCTATTTGTCCCATATAATCCTCTAGAACATTATCTAGATTCTGTTGCATTGTATCTGTGAGCTTATGATATTTCTCTTGTATCTTTTTGGCATGCTCGTAATCTATTGCTGTACCTAAATTCTCCATAGCAATAAAGCTCGGCATGGATTTCATTTCGATGTTGAAAAATACATTAGACACACCTTGCATATTGTGTGATTCATAATAAATACCAGTCGGTTCCAGATACTGTGCTTGAAAATCAGCTAATTCATCGGTATAAATAGCATCATGAGCCGCGTATAAATAAGCAACATCAATAGGAATCAAGTTAAATGGTATTCCGTCAAATAACTTTCCAAAGGTTAATACTTCACCTTTTCCATCGTTGCAATATTTATTACGAAGATCCTTTAAGCTCTTTTCGCCTTTTTTTTCATCACTATTAAGACACATAGCAGCGATGTAACAATCCCAATAAGGAGTAAACCACACACCTACGTGATTTCCAAGAATTTTAATATCAAAAGGCGCGTTAAACCAGTATGTTTTTACATTGGCATCGACCAATCGCTGAAACTGTTCCCTTATAAATTCAACAGGTAACTGATCATTACATTTTACATTAGTTATATAACTGACATGGTTAATAGGAATATAGGCAGGTTTAAGACCTTCTGTATGAATACAAATACCAACAATATCATCCAGTATTGTATTTAATCCTGTGGTTTCTGTATCAATACTTATCCTATTATTTTCAATAGCTTTATCTATGTAATCTATAAGAGCTTGTTCTTCTCTTATGAGTAGTAATGAATCCTCTTTACCTTCGAATTTAGATTTCACAAAGGAACAGGCTGCTTGAATTCTGTCAATTAGTTTTCCAGAACCTTTGAGTTTGATATTATTATCCTGTTTTGGCTGTGTAGCTTTTTTAAGTAGTTGTTGATCCTTCTTGGTAGTTGCACGACTGCTAGGTAAATTAAAGAACCCAGCCATAAACTATTACACCATATTAGGTCTTATTCCGCGTCTTACCGTAGGTTCTTCTTCGGAGTCTCTGGAACCTCTACGATAAACACCCTCATCTTCAGAAGTAGACTCTTCAGAGGAATTGTTAAGAGTTCTGTTCTTAATGAATTCCTTCATAGTATCGAAATCCATATCCTGAACATAAACACCATCTGGACTAGGAATCATATCGAAATCGTCGAGTGTTGTATCATCACTACTTTCGAAAGTTATCTCATATCTTGTATCCTGGTCACCTGCTTTACCACGTCTAGTAATAGTGAAGACATTTGCACAGAATGGTTCACCCTTCTGTACCATAAGAGGATAAATACATTTCTTAAAGAATGCTGTACTCCTATCCCAAAGTGCTGCTTCAGATTCGTCTACCTTATAGAGTGGAATCCATGTTTTTTTCTCTGTCTTTCTATCCTCTAGAATAGGAGAAGAACAAAGTGGACACATTTCCTGTGGGTCATTATAACCTCTAAGACAATTAATACTTGTGAATTTACCATCCTTTGTTCTTACTCTGTGACAGCAATAACCGTTAAAGTCACGAATGCTTTCGTACATAAAACGGACGTTGCAACTGTCCCCATCATCCTTCAGCCCGAAAAAGCCTGCCGATTGTGACGCATAATTATCAATGTCATCAAATCCAAATTTCATAATACATAATCCTTTCTTACTATAAAAAATTTATATAGTCAGCATTTGCTGAATATATTAGTAAAAAATTAAGGACTTATCTAGTATACGATAAGTCCTATCCTCCATATATAAAACAGATTCCAGACTTATGTTTCTCATATATGTAATAGTTGAAACTAGTATGTCAACTATGGTAGAGATTTCATATATAGTCTAGTCTGTTTCATTTATAATCACTCTGCTTTCTGTTTTGCATTATTATAAGTTTTTTACTTTTTTATTTCCTAATTAAAGTGTAACATAAAAACTAACAAAAGTCAAGTACTTTTTGAAAATATTTTTATTTTTACAAAATGGTTTCTTGTAGATTTTCTATTTCTTCCCATGTACATTCGTTTATATCCTTACGACCTTCTGGAAGAATATATTCTGTCAACATTCTTGTTTTTAACTTTCTTTTTATCTTTTCTCTGGCATCCATACCTGCTTTATCTGAGTCGGTAGCAATTATGAATTTTCGTATTGGAAGTTTTAGTAATTGTCCGAACTGATAATCAGTACCTAATCCATTAAGTGCAACAGCATATTTTTTGTGTGTCCATAAAGTTAGACAATCTATAATAGATTCACAGATGCACAATTCTTTTGGATATTCAGATAGTTTAGATAATTCGTATAATCCATATACTGGTTTTAAAACACCTTGAGGATAGTGGAACATTTTAGTTTCTACACTTCTTCTGGCAATAAAAAGTGTACCACCTGTTTCATCTCGAACCGGAAAAGTTATACATTTACAATGATATTTCTTTCCTGCTTTAGACGTTAATACGAAATCTTTATCATAACCTACATCAAACAATTCTATTATTTCATCAGTTAGTTTTCTTGTATACATATATGGATGAACATATCTATAAGAATCTAACTCTTCCTCAGAAACATAATTTATGGTGGTATTGTTATTCTTTTTTCCTCTAGATGTATCTAGTACTAATTCAGGTCTATTTTCATACTCCACAGTCAGAAAGTTTTTCCGTAACCACTCTGAACCGAATATACCAAAGTCGTCTCTATCAAAAACATAACTTATCATTTCTTCAAGAGAACATACCATACCACAAGTAAAGCAATGAACAGTACCTGCTTTGACTAATTTGCCACCTTGATAAATATCCTTTTTAGTTATACCACAAGAAGGTTTTAACTCCTGTCCACCTTTATGAAATGGGCAGCTAAATTGTATATGGTCCGTGGTAGGTATAAAAGTATGAAAATAATGTTTACCATTAAGTTCAAGTTGATTTCTTAATTCCTGCAATATAGCAAGTTCGTCCTCCAATATTGGACGACCCATTACTGTAAACATAGTATCACCTTAAAATTCAATAGTGATTTCTTTACTGTAATCATTATTATATAAATGTACCTGTGGAAATAAAGAATAGATAGAAGATATATAAGATAGTTCACTATAAGGTCTAATTCCGTCACCTAGTTTAAATCTTAAAATAGGATTATCAGGTTCTCCGTTTTCTTCCTTTTCCACCACAAGTTCTCTATCTCTAAATACATAGGAACCGTGTTCTTTTAGATATTCTCGTGTAAAAGATTTCGGAACTATGGTTGTGTTAATCAAACTATCCATTTAAATCTCTCCTTTAGAATGGTGTTTGTGCCCCACCGCGTCTTGGCATTATGGGTTGTTTATTTTCTACCTCACGCTGTCTTGTATTTTCTGTACGTCTATATCTGGATTCAGTTTCTTCTGTATCTGTAAATTCATCCGGATTTGCATTATAGGAAAACTCACCTGTATCGATATGCCAATCATAGGAAAGTTTAATACCTACCTTACCGTTTCTATTCTTCGGTACTTCTATATTAAGTTTATTATTTCTTTGTCTAATAGAAAGTACCTTTGTAGCATTTTGTGCAATGCCGTCAGAATCTCTAATACTTTCAAGAGCTGGAGCACTTCCATCTTCATTTATACCTTCTCGATTAGCCTGAACGACTACAAGAATAGGTATTTTTAACTCACAACTTAAACTCATTAAATCCTCACTAATGTTAGTGAGTGATGTAGTTTTGTTATCACCCTTTTTGTATCTTTCATCGGTGAGATAGGTAATACCGTCTATACCCAATACATCTAGATTGTTTTTGATACAGAACTTTCTTAATTTGGATACAGTTATCTTTTTATTAAAGTCGATAGGTGTTGCTACAATAAACGAATTTTTAGCATTTTCTTCAAGATCTTTTATATACTGTTCGTAGTCACCATCAAGGTCTCTACCTGTATACAGATTAAAATTGGAGAAGTGTTCATTCAATGTATCAAATCTATAACCTATCTGGTCATCGCTCATCTCCGGAGATATATAACCTATATTACCCCCGACCTTCCAGTTATGTTCTAATATCTTACATAATATCCACGATTTACCTTGGTTTGTTCTAGCTACAATAACAACATATTCTTCTCCAGGAGCTAGTCCACCTATAATCTCGTCTAATTCCTGGAAACCTGTTGTTCTCATCCAAGGTTCTGTGGAATTTTTCTTTTTAAGATATACTTCGTAACGCTTTCTGGCATTTTTTATAATATCTACACCTACATCACCACCTATCACTTCCTGTGATTTAAGCTGTGCCTTTAAATATTCTAAAGCCTCTTCTGAATTATCCTTTATTAGTTCAGCTGCTTTGTTAAGAATAGGTACTAATGTACTATATAGATATTCTTCACCTATTTGGTCTACTAAATAATCATCACTTTCGTGTACTTCTGTGATTTCAAATTCATTAAAATGATCAAGAAATGTAAGAGTATCCGGAACATTACCGTATCTCTTATAATGATCCATAATAAATGTAAATTCAGCAGAATAAGGTGCAAAGTGTTCCGCAGTAAGATCGTTTTCAAAGACAATATCTACGGATTTAGATTTTAGTATCTTATTAAGTATCTGAATCTGTACCATCGTCAATGACCTCACTATTCATAAAATTAGTGTAGGTATTCTTATACCTCATATCCATTCCAGTAATATGTAAACAATCTGATCCTTCACACGCTCTGGAATATATTCGTGCATCTAACCTTTCTAGTTGTTCCGGTGATAGGTTACTCGTAAATATATTACACTTTTTGGCAAACATTCTCTCATTTATATAAGAGTATAACCATTGTGATTCGTATTTTGTTGGGTCCGTTTGTCCTATATCATCCCATATTACAATATCACATTTTTGAATTGTGTGTAATAGTTCTAAATAATTTTCTGACTTATATGTCATATACAATTTAGCATCTCTTAAAAAGGACGGGACATTTATATACAATCCTCTAGGTGTAAAATCGTTTACTTCTGCTATTTGTGCAAAATAGTTACTCATAATCTTTACAGCCCACGATGTTTTACCTACACCTGTTTCTCCATACAGATATAAATTAAATCCTCTCTTTACAAAAAACTCAACATCACCTATTATAGTCTGTAATACTTCTGCTACATCAGGTTCCAGAGAATCTTTTTCCAAATGAATGTATTTCCACATACTTTTAGGTAAATTACTTAATTGAAATAAATAGTCTGTTTGTGTGAATCGTTTACAGGTATGAACACATTCAGGAGTTTCCCATTTATCACAGAAGTTCTTATACCAACATTTGCTAGTATCTTCTAGGTGAGTGTACAGATCATCCCTCACTACAAATCACCTCTTAAAATGTTATGTTTTTTAATTTCTCGTCATTTGGGTGCAAATTCTTTGCTTTCATAACTTTGGCTTTTCTAGATCTATCCAAACTGGATGCTTTGTGCTCACGGGTTTCTAACTTCTGTTTTAACTGTGCCGTTTCAACATAATCTTCCGTAGCAAGTTTATTAGAGTTATTCTGTATAGCAAGTTTTACTTTCGTTACCTTTTCGGAATCATCCAAACAGAGCAATCGTAGATTATCTAGTATGATGCAGAAGTTAGTATATGTCATAGAACTTCCAGCTTCTGTCTCTGTTACATAAGTAATCAGAGCTTCTTCCAATCCTTCACAAAGTTGATAATAACCTTCTTTTATGAATGTATGAATCTTTTCGATTTTTTTATCTGTATCAATAGCATTACTTGATTGTGCTTGTTGAATTGTTTTACCGTATAGATTAGTTCCGTTCGGATAAGCTAATGCAGCATAACCGTTAGCATAAGAAAGTTCAACACTCTCTATCTTTTGTTGTAATTCTGGATAAATAGTAGAAAGACGTTTTAATGCTAATGTGAACTGTTTAAGTGTAAAACTTTTCCCTTTCTGTGTGTCTGTAACATAAGAGTATAACAAGTCTTTAAGTTCTGAACTTCCTTCGCACTCATCCTCTATATATCTGTCAATAGCATCTAGTTTCTGTCTCATATCAACTTCTGTCTTATCCTGTATATAAAGGGAACGATAATTATTCATGAAGGTAAATTTAACACCTTCGATCATTCGTTCCACTGTTCTTCCATATTTATATAGATTCTCTAGCTGCTGTTCCCATTGAGCAGGAGTATAACTTCTACCATTATCTGTATCAAGGAAGTTATTGATAACTTTCAATAACTCGTCATTTCCACCAACTCTCATATAAACGAAGTTGTGTGTCATCTCACGTTTTGCTACATCCCATTCGTTATGAAGAGCTTTCTTAGACTTTCGTTTAGGCTCATCGAACAACTTCTTTTGTACTGTTTCTGAAGTTGCATCGTTATTTGATTTCTGTATATATTCCTTTTCTGGATTCTTTTTTGGTTGTTTTTCCTTTTGTATGTGTTCCAGCATATCTGTTATAGACGAACTGTCTATCTTTGTATTATTGTGTATGAGCTTTGCTAGTTCACCTACTGTAATACATATCTCTATATCCTTGTTATCGTGGTATTCCATTAAGTTATTAAGATAGGTATCAATAGTTTCTCCGTCTTCTGGGAACCTTTGCTTTAACAAATAACCATATGAATCCAGAAAATTCTTATAATCGGAACTGTTAGCTTGTTCACATAATTGGGTGATATATTCTATGTTGACTTGATAACTGTTCTTTTTAATTATTGGGTTGTTTGGATTTTGTTTGCATTCCTTTATTATATAGTTTTTACAAACTAAATTATCTACATTTCGTGATATTGTTTGTCTAGCATTTCCAAACCACATCTCCAATTCGGACATTGTGGAATAACATTTATGCACGTTATCAAATGTTTGTGTGAATATATAAGCAAATAAGAACAGTTCATTACCGCTTAATTTTAGAATAGTTCTCATCCAATACCAAATAATTATATTCGGTGCTGTTTGAGTATCGTTGAGTCTCAAAGAAATCACCCTTTTCTTTATATAATATTATGTCCAAATATCCATTTTATATAAATTCAGAATCGTATGGACATAAGGAACATTTACAAAGTAACCTAGATTTCTTTTATGACCATAACAATACTCTGGATCTAGTACATGACTTTTAATTAGATTTTTTCTTACAAGTCGTTTAAGAGCGTTATGTGCTTCCTCTACACTACATTTGCACCAGTTTTCAATATTGCCACTACACTCAATATATCCGGTAGGGTTATCACAATTAGTAAAGTGAATGACATGAGCCATGGCTACTTTTTCTATATCGTCTAATTCAAAATCTGGATTGTGTGGATATTTACGAAACATCCAAGCTGGTATTCTTACAGGACTAGGAATAAGACCTAATGGAAATAGATGAATTCGTTTATTAAATTCTTCTGTACCACCTATCTTTAACTGTTCCAACAATGCTTTTTGCCGTTCTGTTTCTTCCTCTATATATTTTTTCTCCCACTCCATTTTAGTTTCTGTACGACTTTCTTGTCTCATCTTGTTATATAAACCTGTCGGCACTGTAAAACACCCCCAAAAAAGATGAATAAAAAACTAGGCTAAAGGTCCCAGTCACTTTAGCCTAGTTTCATATATTAAAAATAGATATGATAAATCATAATCTATTTTAATACCTTTGTTTGGACAACGACTGGGATCGTTTTTCCTTTCCTCAATTATAGAATAACACAAATCCCAGTAAATGTCAATAGGTATTTCAAAGTTTTATGTTTCGTACAAAATATTCTTTATTCTTTCAACGGTTTTTTATATGTGGTTCGTAATGTTTCCGTATCAGGCTTCACAATCTGGAACGGTTTAAGCTGTTCCGCTGTGACTTTTTTATTGTATACTAAAGATTCCAAAACTTCCATATCTACATAACTTTTAGTTTTAATTAATCCTGGAATTTTAAGGGTTTTACAGAACTCTATAAGTTCCTCTTCCTTCCAGGAAATGTTAGGTCTACTGGAAAGAGCTAAACTAACTCCATTTTCAGAAACAAAACGTGTTACACCAAATTCATTCATCAGATTCTTAAGAATAAGATTAAGTGATTTCTTTTTTGCTTCTGCTGATGTGAATTCCTGTGATGCTTCATCGTACTGTTCAGTAAGCATCTCCAACTGTTTTTTCTGTTCACTAGTAAGTAAAATCTCTTCCATAGTAGTTACCTCCAAATTGTTTTTTTTGTTTTTTACTTGTTTTCGGTTTCCTTTGTTTGTTTTTCTGTTACTTTTTTGCTCCAATACTGTCTACTGATAGCACCCATAACACCATTTCTACCATGTGGCAACCATTCCTGAAATTTCTTAAGCTGCTTAATATCCTCGTCTGTCCAATATCTAGGACCTCTCACAGATTCCTGAATAAAATCTGGAAGTGCTGGAAAATCCTCCGGTTTTTCAATACTGGAATCTTGATACCATCTATACCAATTATTTAGTGTTTTAGTTGAAATATTGAGTTTATTTGCCACATAACTAGCTGAATATCGCTTAATATTTTCCTCCATAATACTTCTTCCTCCTCATTTTACATCAAGTAGATAATTTATAATGTTTGGATTCTTTAGTATATCTTCTTCCTTATCTATAAGGATATCTGACATTTTACCTTTTTTGTAAACAATATCATTTATTCGTTCGTCAATAGTTCCTTTACACATTATTGTAATAATGTTAGGACTTTCTTTAGTACCTATTCTATGTACTCTGTCTTCGCATTGTGTTTTAGCTGCTCTACTCCAAGGTTCATCTAAAAATATAACTGTATTAGCTTCTGTAAGAGTAAATCCAACTCCAATAGAATCCATAGTACCTAATAGAACTTTACATTTTTCATCTTTACAAAATCGTTCTCTTTCCTGTTCTCTGTCTTTCTTGTTTTGTCCTGTATATACGGCTGGTTGATATCCTAGCTTCTGAAGTAGTTCATAGGCGGGAAATATAATATTTGTCCAATTACTGAATATTAAACATTTTCCTCCATTATCTACAACATCATCAACTAACTGAACCATTCTATCAAATTTTGGGTTATCCTTTATTTGCGAACTAATTATATTTGGATTTCCTGTTACTTGTCTTAATCTAATGAGAGTTGTTAGTGGATTAGGACTGATATTAACTTTGTCTATAACATCTGTTAGTATTTGTTCTCTTATCTGTTCATATAGTTTTATTTGTTCCTTTGTCATTTCTACATAATCATTTATATAGATTTTTTCAGGTAAATCTTTTAGAACATCTGTTTTAAGACGTCTTATCATACATTTATCTAGTACTGAAACTAGCTCTGGTAGATTCTTATATCCGATTATTTGGTGATCCCCAAAACCACCTTTGATACTGTAATGTCTTTCAAACTGGTAATAAGAGTGTTCTTCAAAACCTAACCATTTCAAAGGTATATAAGCATCTAACGGTTTATTTACAACCGGAGTTCCTGTTAATGCTACTTGATAATCACAACTTAATGAAAGCAATGCCTCACCTTGTATAGAAGCACTGTTTTTAACTCTGTGTGACTCATCAACTACCATCATAGAAATATCACCATCTTTTATAGCTTTTTGTAAAGCCTCTACCATGAGAAAGATGGTTCTTTTTCTAAACCTTTGAACTCCGTTCTTTTTCGTTTTAAGAGGTTCCTGAACTCTTTTTACATAACGAAGTGTTTCAATATTCGTTATTAAGTAAAAACAGTCTTTTGCAGGTCCTGTGTTTATATTCACAATATCATTTAATTTATCCTCATTAGATCCTATGGAAGCATTACCACGTTTACTGATTCTAGTACCTAAAATAAAGGCTTTATCTCCTGTGTGTTTATATACCTCGTCATACCAGTTATATTTCAAACTGTTTACACAGGTAACAATCAAAACGTGTTTTATTCCATGTTGTTTCTTGAGTATTTGTGATAAATCAAGTATTTGCTTTGTTTTACCTAAACCCGGTTCATCTGCAAGTAGGAACTTTGGATGTGACAATCCATAGTTTATACCATCTACTTGATACGGATAAGGTTGCAACTTATATTCGTACCAATCTGGTATAAGATTTTCACAAGTAAATATTTTACTAGGTTCTTCATTAGTTACAGCTTGTTTTACTTCATCATAGGATATGTTATATTCATATCCTTGCAGAACCTGTAACAGTGCCGCTAACTCTGTTTCCGGTATTTGCCATTCTCTATTTTCCTTATCCCAAAACCGTTTAGCTCTACTTCGCATGAATTTGAGTATATTCTGGTCGTATTGGGAGTTTAGAAATATAGTACCTTTACTTACTTTAATATTTACCAACTAATCACCTAACCTCGGTAGAGTTTATGTTATAACATCTTTCAAATATAATATAACACAAACTCTACCAAAAGTCAAGTGTTTTTTACCGAAATCGTTTATTTAACTAAAATTGTAACTTTTTTGTAATTAAACAAACTCTCTTACAACTTCCAGGAAGTTATTAGTGTTGACGCTGTCAAATGTTGCTTCCATGAAAGCACCCTCATTGGCTGTCAGTGTCTTCTTACGCTGTCTGTGAGTGGTGTAATCCGTAAAAGCATTAACCAATCCCCAAACAGTTCCTCTGAAATTGGAGTTGTCTTCACTACGATAACAGTCAATGAAGAACTCCTTCTGAGCTTCAATTCTCTTCATCTGACGTTCCGTAGCTTCCTTCTGCTTACGGAGTTCACGGTCTTCCTTTACTTTGTCGAAGAACTTATCCAGGATCTGGTGAACCGTATCCATATTGGTAACTTTAATTGCCGCCAGTTCTTCAGCGGTATCGTTAAAGGATTCCATATATGCTGCGGTTTCAGTAAGGAGTGTATGTGCCTGAGCAATCTTTGTAGGAAGTCTTCTGGAGTGTCTGATATCCACAGTATTTCTCATTTTCTTAAAACTTACTGCGAACTGGTTCTGACATACAAATCTCAACGGGCAAATTGTTGCTCTAACATTGTACAGTCCATTGTGGCTTGTCTGGAAGATAATGTAAGGATTGAACGTATCTCCAAGAATCTGTGTTTCCGGAAGTTTACCGATGATGTACACAAGCCCTCTAGAAGTTTCACCAGCTTTTTCAAAGGTCACATTAGGAATCTCATTGATAAATCCAAATGCGTCCTGATTCTGGTAAATTTCATAAGTGTCAGACACTACACCAATATACTCATTAGTTCCTTCCTTGATCGTTGCCTTCTTTTTAGGAATCACAAAACCGTTCGGCAACTGGATATCCTGTTTAACAACATTATAGTCCAGATTAGCCTTGGTAAGGATCTCATTGACGTCGGTCATTCCTCTAACATCAGTACCCATATTAATCCATGTTGCTTCTCTCATTTTACTTTCCTCCTGTTTGTTTGTGTTTTTGTGTGGTTTAACTTTTGTAATTATAGTATAACACATTTAGACTCAAATGTCAAGGGTTTTTAAGAAAATAATCTAAAATAAATTGTAAACATTTTATGTATAAGTTATTAATTTTAACAAAGCCCTATATTAATAAATATTTCTATTTTTCTATTTGTTTTACTAAAACAATAGTCTATATAGTACATATTATATATTATAATTTATTAGTAAATAAATATTAAAGTAATAATAAAGTAAATAATAATTATTAAGTAATATTATTAGTTTATTAAGTAATTAGTATTTTTAGTGTTTTATTTTTTGGTCTTTATTATTTATTATATATTATTATGTAATCTTTTGTAACCCTTGAAATCATGATATCTTGGAATCACAGGGTTACAAAATGTTACTATATTCTTGTAATATTTTATTGTAATTATACTATGTGTATATAAAATCAGAATAAAAAATAAGGGCAACAAACAAAATGTTACCCTTATTTTGTAAACTATTTCTTATACTTTAATGTATAGTGGACCGTTACCTCAACCTCCGAATGTGTATGGAACATCGTATTCATTTCCATCCCATTCAATCCATAAATGACCTGGATTATTAGGATCTTCCAGTATACAAGAACTTGTATCTATGCTACCTCCGGATAATACTGGAACACCAAGAAACTCAATCATTAATTCTGCAATATTGTTAGAGTCTATAGTATCACCGTAATTATAGATTCTAATACCTACTACTCTATCTAGACTTGTAGTGCTAGGTACATCAAAATACCATTTATATTCTAACTTATTTAAGAACTGTGTTTGATAGTAGCTAGTGCTTGCATCTGCACTGCCGACTAATTGTTGTATTTCGATATGAGATCCTTTATTAATATTAACATAATCTGGATTCATATGTACGATTAATTCTATATATTTATTTGCTGATAGTGATGTTAGTGCTTTTACATTGGAACCTGGTGCATCCGGTTGTCCTATCCAAACAATAATTCTTCCATTAGGCCATCTAATTATACTGTTCTGTTTAAGATAATTCATCAGACTTCTTAAATCATCCACATTTACTTCTTGTTTTATAATATCTTGAATTGTGGTGTAGTTAGGACCGTAGATCTTATTGATATGGAATATTGCTTCTCGTCTGCGTTTAATATATTTAGAATTAATGTCGATATTTGTATTGGGTTTTTCTTTGTCATTGGTACCTGTAGTTAGATCCGTTGAAACCTCTAGATTATATAAATAACAGGTATTGTTATCTACGTCACTCGGTAATGTGTAGGAAAGTTCCAGTCCGGCATAATTATTAGGTTGATCAAAATCTTTTCCTCTTAAATAATTGTGACTATCCTTTTTAATGGTAGCTGTGCATGGAATATAGGTTATCCAGTTTGCTTCGTTCCAATCATAACACATACCGTTTATTATAGAATTAGAACTACCGGTACCGTTTAAGGATTTTATATTGTGTGTTCCAAACATTGCCGGAAGTGTATCATAGGCGAATCGATTATTTGTCCAGGAAGGTCTTGTAGGCATTAGATACTGGTCTATTAATAGATATGATACATGACCTAATATGACCGGAGTATCTACATATGCTACCTTCTTATTAACATATTGCATACTGAATGTATTTCCAGTGTAATCAATTCTCTGAACAACTACATCTGAAACAATAGCATTTTTATTTCCTAATGGTACATAATTATCTGTTAATGCACATTGTCTATAATAGTTTATTGGGTCATCAAACTGAATTGCATAGTTTGTTTCAGTATTAGCTAATGCACGAACATAGTAAGAGAATGTAAGAGGATTGTTCCCAGTGTCTTTCCAGACCTCATCGGTTGTGAAATTAGTAATTTTTGCTGTATCTGAATTTACGTTTTTGTTATAGTGTATTTCTTTAATAACTGTACTAGGTGTAAATGTGTTATTGTCACTATCATAATTATATTCGGTGCCATTGTATTGTTGAATAGTATCAAAATCAGTAGAAACACCATAACCGGATGCTGCTAACTGAACACCACAACCAATAGATTTCATACTCTCATAATCATATGTAGGAGAACTTCCACTATTATTGTATCCATATGCTACATTATCCATTAAACTACAATAGCACAGATGAATGTACATTGAAATATAAGGTAAAATGTATGTTTGGTAATTTGTTTTGAAGTTACCGTATGTTGCATCAGAGGTTGTCCAAAAACAAAGCTGCTGCACTGTCACACTTGAAATATTATTTTCAGTAGGTTCTTCTCCATTTGTTGCTTTCCAGTAAAGTCTTTTTATAAAGTGTAAATATCCTTCTACTGGATAAGTGTTACAAGTTGAAGTATTATTTACCAAAAATCCGTTAGGTGTTAAACTTCCTTCGGATGTCATAAAAGAAACCGGAATATAAATTGTTTCATTGTTAGGTCCGACATATGATTTCTTCAATGTGTCTGGAATACCCTTGATACAAAAATAATCTAGGTTTGTTTCTACTTTTGCAATGTTTGCAGGATTACCTAACGGAACATAATTTGTAAGTAATTCAGATGTAGTCTTTTTATCAAATAACGTCTCTAACATTGTAGAATAGCTTGGAAAGTCTGTCGCTGTATAAGTAACAGTATCATTTACAGTATATCTGACTGAATCATTATCGTACAATTCTTCGAAATTATACAGATACTTTGGATAAGTAGCAAGCTTACAATTATTAAAAGGTAACTCTGATAAAAGTGTATTACCACCTAGATTAACATCTGTATTTTGAGTTGCTGGATAACAGTTAGAACTTGTTATAGTATTATCATAAAAGAATGTAAGACCAAATATGTCTACAAATTCAATTCTTTGTGATGTTTTGTATTCATTAATAGTTGTATTCCATGTTTCATGATCTTTAAAGAACATTCCATAGTAAATGTCGATATCCGAAGCAGAGTTTACAACTGCAAAATTATCACCTTTTTTCCAACCTACTTCACTATCTTTTAGTTTAGCCCATATTTGATCAGGTGTATCCGTAGGTAAGATTGGATTATTTATCGGGTCTACTAATACTTGCGATTCTAATCTAATATCGGTGTTCTTATACTTGATTATTGCAGTCGAAACGGTTAGTTCATCTGCGTAAGAACCTGTATATTTAAATTTTAAGTATCCTATACAAGTCTTATTGGTGTATGCAGATTTCCATTTATTGATAAGTTGTGACTTTGTAGATGTTGAATAATTATTTGGATTATAATCAGAAAGAAGTACCTTTTCGAGGTTAGTTGTAAGAACATTTGCTGTACCTTGATTTACTAGACCTTCTACAAATCTTTGTGCATATCTAGAGTCCATAGGAATAAAAGTTCCGCCAGTTTCATCGTCAAATGAAATGTGTGCAGGATCTCCGAGTTTGAATGTATATCCGTCAATACTGAACATACCAGCATTAATAATATCATTACCATCTTCGTCTGTGGTAGCACTAAATGCAGCACTTAATCCAGCTTCTGTATCTCCAATAATAAAAGGTTTGGAGACTAACTTTTTAGTCAGCCATCTTAAATTTTCTTCATTATTGAAACCACCATCATTAGGTGAATTTTCAGAAGGTGCCGCTTTTACATCAGACAAGGGTATTTTGTTTAATGAGGTGTTAGTTAAATCATCAAACATAGGAAAACCTCCTCTTTTTATTGTGTTACTGTATTTCCTATAATCATTTCAGGTTCTGGTGTAGGTGTAGGTCATGGGTCAATGTCGTTCTCCACTTCAAATACGCCTAACGTAGGAATTTCTTGAATAGTGGTTGTTATAATATCACCATTTTCGTCCAAGACATTTGCTGTAAGCATTGTATCTTTACCTACAGCGGCAATGGTAATAACCCATCTTATAACAACTGTATCATCAGGTCTAACATAAAGAGTATTCGTTTTTTCTTCTTCGTCTTCTGTGTAATTACCTAATTTTATATAAGCTAATAGATCTTCTGTTCCTGGAACAGGTGTCGCAAATAAACCAATCTCTGATATAAACAGTGGATTATTGTTATAGTACATATTTAACTCTCCAGGTCGTATTTCACAATAAAAATAAATACTATCCATATCAGCGGTAGATTCATCTTCTAGTGTTAGAGTTGCTTTTCTTATTTGAGATCTAGTACCGCTAATACCTTCACCTTCTTCTTTTCCAGTGAAGAATTCTCTTACAAACTTTTTAGCATTGTAATCGACATATTCATTCCAGTCAGATTCTAATTCTGGTACTCTTGGGTTCTCGTCCGAAGGTTTTGGCACTATCTGCCCGTCACTGTTTTCGTAAAGAACAACACCTCCGTCACCACATCCTAAAAAACAAGGTATATACTTCTCTGTATTTGAATACTGTGGATTAGGTTGTAAAAATGTTTTATTAAAGTCACCATTTAAAAATCTTAAAAGACCTGTTACCATTTGTCTAGTTGCTTTATTGTGTGTTTGAATGTGTTTTGTTATAATATTACTTCGGGTATCTACAACAGAAATTTCTACGTTATTACAAATTGTAAAACCCATGCTAGAGGAAGTAATGTTTCCCATATTGTCACCTCTTAATCATTTAGATTTATTGTAGAATCTTCTGAAAACTGTTCCATCCATTTTGGATCTGTTGTTGCGGAAAAGTTTACAAAAGAACGGTTGACAAATGTATTTATCTCCGGTTGATATGTTTCGACCGTATTATCTGTAGCAGCGTATATCATCAAAGCATCCGTATTAATATTATGCCCTATAATAGAACGTAACTCTACTCTCA